TGAACCGCCACCGTTAAAAATGCTTATTAGGGCGTTTCCATTGGGTAATGATTTGAAAGCGTTTCTACTTCTCTAATCTGCTTTTTCCTCATTTCCTTGTCACTGCCAACTAAAGCCAACGACTGCCACAACCACTTGAAACTCAAAACAAATGCTCTATTTTGCTATTTTTTGCCTTTTTAGGCGTTCTTTTTTAATAAAAAGCCGCCTATCCGTAAGTAGATAAGCGGCTATGGCGTTACTATTTGTCTGTATCGAATCGAAGTCCTTGTTTTGCCTCCTCCGGAGAAGAGACATCCTTCTTCAGAAGGTAATGTATGTGTCCGTCATAATTCAATTCGGTAACGAACTGCCACCCTCTCGCTGACATGTAGTTGAGAATGTCTGTGAGGTTGTTGAACTCAATCTTCTTTCCCTCCTCGTTACGAAGGGCTACATGCTGCTTCTGCTCGCCCCATTCAAGTTCTAGTCTGATCTTCATCGCCAGGTTGTACGTACCGCTTATGGTACAGTAGTAAGGATACTTCTCTTGCGCTATAGACGATGCTGTTGCCAAGATAAACAATAACAGAAACAAAATCTTCTTCATATTAGTTGACTTAATCATCTTAATTTTATTAGTCACTTATTATCAATTATTTATAAATTCTTGTTTATTGTCGCTTGAATATTGCTCGCGAATGTACCTACGTCGTTCTGTAACGTGGGTCTTTTTCGTCAACTTCATCCCAAGTCGCAGGTACGCCATCGAACTTTCCTTTCTCTTTGTTTTCAGGTGCGTATTTTTCCCTTAGCGCATGAACGTCGTTTGTCATTCTCCATACCTTGAAGAATAGCACGATGTTTAGTATTGCGCATACCAATACTATAAAATATATGAAACTTTCCATAATCGTAATGTTTAAATGTTAGACTTGTTTCTAATCTCGCATAGGGACAGTATAGCAATGTGGCGCACCACGCCCTCCGGTTTTCTTAGCGGCGCATTTTGGGCAGAGCAATCCGTATGGAGTTATATATCCAAAGCTGCGCCCCATTCCGCAACGGTTACAGATGAAAGTGTGTCGTATCTTTCGTCCATCACATAGCTTAAATTTACTTCTCGAACTATGATGTGTCATTCTTTTGCATTCTTCTGAGGTCATGGCATAAAGCTTTGGAGCAGGCTTCTGCTTTCTCTTTGCTTGCCTTTTCTTGAATTTCCTTACTTTTGGTGATTCTATATTCAATACTGGCTGCACCTCATTCTGTGCCCTCCAATTTCTGTAAGATAGGACTTTAATCCTGTCTTCATTCATCCAGGGCAACGCCTCTTTTACCTCATTATATACATCGAGATATTTCTTCATACTTACATAGTCTTTAACGCCCCAAGCACCTTGAATACTTTAGTGATGGCGGCTTTGTTGATTTCCTGATCTTCGTACTCATCGTTGATTGCGTGAAGGGTGAAATGTTCATTGTCGGAACCCCTACGGATGACCTTTACAGTCCTTAGGTCGTTCTTCGTCATTATTGCATAAATCTCATTCATAGGCAAAAATTCTGTCCAGTCAGGTATGACCTTCAAGGCAATGATGTCTCCATTACTTATTAGAGGCTTCATGCTGTCCCCAGACGCACGACACCAGAAATCCGCCTTCTCGTAGCCAGGGATTGAGATGAACTTCGTAGGCACGTTCGTGGTGTCGTTATACATCTCGTCGTAACCAAGGGCGAACTCAACGTCGTAGAAAGGGACACCAAGCATAGGTTGCATAGTCTCTTTCCCATTAAGCGGTTCGCCTATGTACTTATCCCCGGTTCCAGTTTCAAGCCAGTCCTTGTTGACCCCGATGGAATCACATATAAGTCTGTAATCCCTAGACGTGATAGGAACCTTTCCGTTTAGCTTTCGACTCAGATTAGAGGAGTTCATTCCAACTTTCAGGGCAAAAGCATTACTCGTCAGTCCGCTATCAGCAATTACGGATTTGATTCTTGTAATGATGTCGTCCATAATTTCCTAATTTTAGTTTCAAATATGTGACTAAAACCGAGAAAAGTGTTAAATATTGTATAATGTCCTACATTTCTTGCGTTTTAATTTGCGTATGTCGGACAATTATTGTACTTTTGCACTTGTGATTCGGTTAAAGCAACAAAGCAATACCGACACAAACGGAGGGCAAAGCGACCGAAAGTGCGCTATCTTACATTCACACTGCAAAGATACAAACTTTTTCGCTTCCCTCCAAATATAACATGTTAAAATTAAAGCAAGCAAGATGAAAAAGTTGACAAAGACGGACATTTTGAACATTAAGCCTGGAAAATTCGAGGTTTTTGTTCTCGATTCAGCGAAAGCTCTACTGTCTGGTCGTCAATACGCTTATCAGATTGGTAATACAGAGCCGCCTGATGGCGTTGCGAGATACAGAACCAAGGCGAACTTCAAGAATCGTACATTGGTAGTGGAGGCTGTTCCTTCTGTGTAGAATTAATAAGTATATAGTGTATGGAAGAAATTATCAAACTCGGAAGAACCGATACGATGACATCTCTCGAAATTGCAGAGATAACAGGAAAGCTTCATAAGCATATCATGGAAGCCATTAGAAAAATGGAGGTTGCTTGGCAGAAAATCAACGGGTCGAGATTTAGGCTGGTTGAATATACTGACCAGAAAGGCGAGAAGAGACCTTGTTATCAGTTGACAAAAACAGAATGTCTCTATATTGCGACAAAGTTCAATGACGAGGCGAGAGCAAAGCTTGTTCTTCGTTGGGAAGAGTTAGAGAAGAAGGAGCAGTATCAAGTTCCTCAGTCTTTCGCCGAAGCTCTTATGCTTGCAGCAAAGCAGCAGGAGAAGATAGAACAACAGCAGCTTGCTCTTGAATCAAAGAACGAAGAGATTGTACAGCTCTCGGCTACAATCACCGAGATGCAGCCAAAGGTTAGTTATGTTGATACAATCCTTTCGAGCAAGGAGACCGTTACAACGACACAGATTGCTCAAGACTACGGTCAATCAGCAAAGGCGTTCAATATATTGCTGAGAAACTTCGGCGTTCAACGTAAAGTTGGTGGTCAGTGGATTCTCTACGCAAAGTATCTCCCTTGTGGTTACGTTCAGTCAGAAACAGTTTCTATCACTCATCGTGACGGTAGTGCAGGTTCTGTAATGCACACAAAGTGGACTCAGAAAGGAAGACTATTCTTGTATGATGAGTTAAAGAACCGCGGTATTTTACCGACTATAGAGCAAGAATCAGTTAAAAGTAATGCCTATGCCTCGTAAGAAAGTATCAGTAGAGCCTGTCGAAAAGATATGGCTCTCAACAAAGGAGTTCGCCAAGTATATCGGTATGAGTACAGGATATATACACGACTTGAGAAAGAGCGGTCAAATCCGCCATTGTATGATAGGCAACACAGCATTTTTCTTGAAAACAGACATAGATAAGATGCTGGAGACGCATAGGGTTTTCTAAAAAGTATGAAAAAAAAGCAACAAATAATTATTATGTTTATAGGTGTTTGAAAGTTAATGTTAGAATGTTGCCCGTGAGGGTAGGTTTAAAATCTTTTATTGTCGGCAGCGGCCGAAACGGGACTGGTAAGTTGCATTGCAAGTCCCAACATGGACACATAGCTCAGTGGATAGAGCATTTCCCTCCTAAGGAAAGGGTCGCAGGTTCGATCCCTGCTGTGTCCGCAATGTTTGCTTCGTTGATTTTTAGGTGCAAAGCTAACGTCCTTTAAGCTTATAAAGTAGGTAGCACGGGCAACTACAACCTTGCATCTTTTTTTAACAATAGCAAACAATAGCTCTTTGGCTTAATGGTTGACAACATAGTATGCGTGGAAAAGAAGTAACCGGATAGCGCAATGAGCGCCGTGACCTGGCGAAAGGACGCACGACATACGGAAATCCAGCTAATTTCTGCATTAAGTAGTTTGACGAACCGCACCGGAAAGAAGAATTGTCGATGTAGGCACATACGAAAAAAAAATAATGCAGTCTGGTGAATATATTATAATGAGTTCACATCACTCGTAGTTCATATATTCAAAGAGGCACGTGGTGTACGAATGTCACGGTTAGACAACCCAATGATACCTTATCTTATCGTCTGACAGGAATTGGTGTAACTCCAATCGTGTCCTCCACTCTTTTGTTTGTTTTAGAATTTTTAATAAGTTATTATTTATTTTTTACACCACTTATCTGTGAAGAAAGGTGGTGCTTTTTACAGCGGAATAGTAGCAGTTGGTAGCTCGTCAGGCTCATATCCTGAAGGTCGGTGGTTCGAGTCCACCTTCCGCAACGAAATTTATTGCACATGTAAATTTTGCTCGTTAATGTCGCCAGGCGTGGCGTTTTTTTTTAAAATGAATATTAGTTTTAATGGCTCAGCTCTGTCTGTGAAGATAGAGCTCTGTTTTTAACCTTAAAGCAATTAGGTAATGCGCTTACGCCGCATAGGGCGTATAGGGAAGAAGGCTCGATACCTTCTAAGGTTACGAATAGATCATATTTCTATTTTGTAGTTGTTGGTTATTATTTGAATGGGAACGGAGGTCGTAAAAAAACGCACAGCCTCCTTCCTTTTCCCAAAACAAGAAAAAAATGAAAGTAATATACACAATAAGAGTTAAGAAAGAGAATATAAACGAACTCTCCAAGCTTGAGGCCATAGAGAGAATATTCAATAACGAGAAAGGCCGAATGGTAGTTCTTCTCAAACAGGATTTCACTGACGGGAAGAGAGAGGTCGCCGAGAACGACTATATTGTTCAGTGGAAAAGTGGAAAATACCAGAGGTTCGGAGCTGTTGCGTTCGATAACCTCTTTAAAACACCGAGTGAGGAGGGCAAACAATGGCGATAAAACGGGTGATGAACAGAAAGGTCCAGCACGAAGGGCTTGAGTTCGACAGTGGAGAAGAGCTTCGTTACTACATTCTTCTCCTCGATGACAAGAATGTCTCCTGCATTCACAGGCAGGTTAGGCTGTGCCTTATCAAGCCTCTGTATGTACTCGTGCCAAAAGCCCTAAAGACAAAAGTAAAGTGGGTCAAACGAAGCCTCGTAAAAGGGCATTACTATACGGCAGACTTTGTTTTCTTCGAGAACGGCAAGCTCGTCATCTGTGATGTTAAGTCAGAATATACGTCTAAGCTTCGCGAGTTCTCCATTACGATGAAGAATTGCATATCGCTTATCGTAAAGCATAATCTCAAGCGACATCACGGTGAAGCTAAGGTGATATTCCGAAAGGCGATATACAAAAACAGCAAAACGCTACGTATTGTCGATTATCCTTCGGATGGCGAAAAAGTCATATACGAATAACGTGATTATTTAACCATAATAGATGACTTGTATTATTTTTTTTGACAGCGGCCGCAGTGATGCGCCTGCTGTTTTTTTATTCATTCAAAAAGCCTATGAAAATTATTATAGCATCATTTCTGCTTACAGTGATCGTGTTTCTGTTCGCAGCTTTTGTGGCAGTTCTTTTTAGAGTTAGCTCTTTTAAAAACGAAGATGATGGAGAAGGAGTTTAGGTTCAACAAGAACAATGTGTGTCTGAACCATAACGTCATCGAGGTCTGGGAGAACAACAAGAACACAAAGACGAGGGGTGTCATACCAGGGTTCTACATAAAGACAGCCGTCTTCAACGGAAAGTGGATATACGGTTACGATATAACCCTGCATAACGGAGGTCGTGGAGAGCCATGTATGCAACGGCCATGCAAAAAAGACTGCAACACCGAGCGTGAAGCTGTATTGGAAGCATGTAAGGAGGTTAGAGAATATCTTCTTGAGCACAAACGAGCCTCAAGTCCAGACTACTCTCATCACGAGATAGACAACTATTCTCCGAAACTCATCAAACTTCTTGACGATCTCATGAGGCCCAAAGCTGTTCAGTTAAGTTTATTTTAAACATTAAAGATATATTTTATGGAGAAGTTAAAATGTAATTCAGGCAATTTCTATGTTGTCGCTGTAGCTGTCGTTGAAGACAAGGATGGCGAAGTGAAAAAGGTGCGTAAGACTCTTGTTGTCGAAGCGGTCTCTTTTGGTGACGCAGAGCTCAAGGCGTCCGATTCTATGAGTGATTACAGCGTGGGCGATGTCGAGGTACTCAATATCACTCCTGCCGCATTCAGTGAAGTCTACTCTTCCTGTGATAGCGATGACGACAAGTTCTATAAGGGAACCGTCGACTACATCACTGTGAACGAGAATACGGGCAAACCAAAGAAAACCAAGCAGTCGATGCTCATCCAGGCTAACTGCCTCAACAGGGCCACCCGTTATCTTGACGAGATTATGCGTGGGTCGATGGTAGACTACTCTTCTGTTTCTGTTTCTGAAACCCAGATTTTTGACAGTTTCTTTATTCATAAAGTTAAGGCTAATGATGAACAGGGATAGTTTACAGGCCGTATTCATGCGCCTCACACCACAGGTAGCAGAGGCCGTAATGCGAAAGAGGACAGAACATAAGTGTCTTATGAATCTTACGAGAAACAACTCTCTTATGGTTCAACAACAAGCCATCTTTCTTAACTACATAGCAGGAGAGGGCAGACGAAAGTTTGTCATCCCCACTGTTGAGACCGATGCAGACGGAAGACAGAAAGTCGTCGATAAGATTTCGTTCAAATACATTGACCAGAAATGAAACACGCCTGTATGAGCTGCTTCTGGCGAGGTCAGTGCGACGACAAGAAGTCTGGACGCACATGGGAACACACGTGCGAAAGATGGGAGTTTAGATACGAAAGTGATTAATTTTTTAAATTTTAGATAAAATGGAAAACGAAAACAACGGATATGAGGTCATGCAGGTTAGCCATGACAATAGTATCATTCAGATGGACCCTGTAGAGCGTGCAAATGTTGACTCTCAAGTTGCAACAGCAAAGCAATATCCGAGAGATCTTACAAGAAGTGTAAACAACTCCATCGTTATGGCAACAATGGACTATGCTACCGCACAGAGCTGTGGTTATGCTCTTCCACGTGGTGGCAAGCCTATTACGGGCCCAAGCGTCCATCTTGCCAAGCTTCTTGTTTCAAATTGGGGTAACATGCGAGCAGAAGCAAAGGTTGTTCAGATTACCGACAAACAAGTTATCAGTCGCGGTACTTGTTGGGATTTGGAGAACAATGTAGCTACAGCATTTGAGGTAAGACGCTCTATCGTCGGGAAGAATGGTAATCGATTCTCTGACGATATGATTACTGTTACTGGTAATGCTGCAAATGCTATCGCTTATCGTAATGCGGTATTCTCTGTTATTCCGAAGGCGATTGTAGATAAGGTATATCAGGCTGCACAGCGGTGCATTACAGGCGACCTCTCTGACGAAGAAAAAGTAATTTCGCGCAGAAAGAAGTGTATCGACTTCTTTAAGGATGAGTATGGTATCAACGAGCAGGAGGTTGTTATGCTCTGTGGCAAGCAGACGGTCAACCAGATTAAGGCAGATCAAATTGCCCTGCTTCTTGGTATCACTCAGTCGTTAAAAGATGGCGATACAACGGTCGACGAACTGATGAAGCCGTACCGTAAGGAAGAAAACAAGAAGACTGTTGCTGCTATGGCCGCTGACGCTGCGAAGGCTGATGCCGCAAAGAAGGAGGATAAGAAATGATTACCGACAATGTAGAACAGCGCAGCTTAGAATGGCACAGGATGCGATGTGGCTGCATAACTGGTTCTAAGGTTGCCGATATCATGAAATCTGGTCGCAAGAAAGATGAGATTTTTTCCGACACGGCAAAAGCGTATCTCTTCCAGGTTGCAGGCGAACGTATGTTTAATCCTGCATTCTTGAATGATGATGATATTTTTCAAGACTACATCGACCAAGTTTCTGTCAACACTAAGGCTATGCAGTGGGGATCCGACCAGGAGGATGCAGCTAAGGCTCTCTATATGCAGATGAACTTCCCTGAAGGAGAGATGGCGGAGCTGTCGTCTTGTAAGCACGACACAATACCTTACTTCGCAGCTTCTCCCGACGGTGCAATATATTGTCGCGATGGCGAAGACCTCAAAATCATCGAGGTCAAGTGCCCAAACATCAACACATATATGAAGTACCGAACTCTCATTCACGACGCAGCTTCGATCAAAGAAACAGAACCGAAGTACTACTGGCAAATGATGGCGGAGATGAGTTGTACTGGCGCTAAAGACGGAGTCTTCATCGTGTATTGCCCTTGGCTGACGAAGCCTATTCACTGGGCTGAGATCGAAAGAGTTGAGGATGATATTAATCTTATGGAACAGAGGGTAATCCTCGCAAACGATTTTATTAACAAAATTATAGACAGTTAAATGGAGCTACAAGGAAAGGTTATTGCCGTTTTACCTGAAAGAAGCGGCATTTCGGCAAGAGGCGAGTGGAAATGTCAGACTTATGTAATAGAAACACAAGAGCAATACCCTAAGAAGATGGCTTTTGATGTTTTTGGAGCTGATAGAATTGTCAATTTTGGCATTCAGGTTGGCATGGTTGTCGATGTTAGCTTTGACATTGATGCGCATGAATATCAAGGTAGATATTTTAACCAGATTCGTGCTTGGGATGTTAAGAATGTGGCGCAGCAAAATCCTGCGCAGGGTGTGAATTATAACGGCAATGCTCATGCAGGCGCCCAGGCAGCCCAGGCAGCACAACAGGCAGCTATGGCCGGAGCGCCAAACCCGATGAATCCAAACAATCCGTTTCCTCCAGCACAACAGCCAGGAGCGCCAGCAGGGAAATCCGATGACCTTCCATTCTGATCTGGATGATAAGGTGAAACTTATACAAAAAGCATTTAATGCTGTAATAGTATGATGTACAACACAAGCAACCCTCTTGAGGCACAGAACTTGAGGCTTCGTGTCGACAAGCTGATAGAACGCGGAGAGATGGTGGAACTGATAAGCAAGAAGCCACGGTCACTCAAGGCCAATGCTTATCTTCATGCCATCCTCTCATACTTCGGCTTGCAGACAGGTAACACGCTCGACGAAGTCAAAAGTTACTACTTCAAGAGGGTTGTCAATAGTGATCTGTTTGTGAGGCACAAACACGATGATATTCTTGGTGACGACAGAATATATCTTCAGTCTACCACAAAGCTGACACAGGAAGAACTTTCGCTTGCCATAGACCGTTTCCGAAACTGGTCTGCCGACAAGGCTGGTATCTACATTCCGTCATCAGAAGAATATATCGCACTTCTTCACATACAGCACGACATTGACAATGCTAAAAATTATCTCTAAGCAAATGATATTACCCAAAAAGATAAGAAATAAGTCTGACGAGTTGTTCCCCGACAACCATGAGGCTCACAAGGCATTTCTGATGGGAGCCGCGATGGCACTTGGATACGACCTGTCCGACTTTCAGAGCGACGAACAGTCCTGCTGTGATGATTATCCCTGCAAGGAAGCTCTCGAAGCATGGCTTGCATACAAGAAAGAAAAACGTCAGACTTACAAGCCACGTGGGTTAGAAGCTCTTAAAAAGAAACTTCTACAGTTGTCAAACGGAAATCCTGAATACGCAAAGGTTATCGTTGAGTATTCTATGGGCAACAACTACACTGGGTTGTTCGCTCCTAAAAACAATGGTGTAAACAGCTATGAACAACAGCAACGAACTTTCAACAAGATTAATTCAATCCTTGCCGACTGAATATAGTCAAGCGGTATCAAAATATGGTGAACAATATGCGCTATTCTTGGAGAAATATCCTACTCTGCAAAATCGCACGGACACTATAACTTCCATATACGATTCTGTCGATAGAGGCGGTATGTCCTTTGTTGAAGTTGACAAATACTTCAAAGATGGTGCAAGCGAGTTCTGGATTAAGGTAATGCTTATTGATTTGTTTATGGTTGTTGGAGCTATCGACTCAACTACCTCTTACCAGTTCAAGGCTATGGCGCAGCGCATCAGACAAGAATACTATCACCTTACTCCAAGCGAGCTTACCAGATTCTTCTACGAGTTTTCTATTGGCGAGTATGGTGAAATCTATGTCGGCAAGACCGTGAATCCTCAGATACTTTTTATAGCCCTCGACAAGTATATGTGCAAGGTATACGAAAAGAGAGCCGAAATTGACGGACAGAGAAACCGCGACAAGCAGAAGATAGAGGATGAGAAGGCTAAGGCGAACGCTATATCCTACGAAGAGTATTGTTTAAGGAAAGGTGTTGATCCGAAACAATCCCCTCTTTTCGAGCTAAAACAAAAACTTCAAAAAGAATCAAAACGTAATAAAGATGGAAACTCCAGGGAAATGCAGTGAATGGACGAGGAGAAGGTGTAAACATCAGCCTCGTCTTTACGGCGCAGCAAATGTGTGCGCAGAATGTGTTGAAGAACAGTGCTTTGCCCCGAACGCTTTTTATTACACGAGTAAATTGCGTGATAATTATGAATGCGATGACGAAGAAGACACTTAACCAGCTTAAGAAAGAGTGGCTGTCCGCGCACCCGGATGCCACCGTAGAGCAGGCTTTCGATGCAGGAGCCTTCGCTGAGACATGGCTGTGGTGTAACCAAACCAAGTAAATTTTAGAATTATGACACAGAAAGAACGTATTGAGAACGCTACCACAAAGCAGGCGGTAGTGTTCATCGGAGTTTATTCTTGGGGTATCGTCAGAAACCTGGGAAGAGCAATCAATAAGGCAGTATACCGACTTCCCTGGCTCTTCATAACACTAACGGTTATCATTTCCTTTATCGTTAGCTTTATCCTTATCTCCAAGGCACGTGCCGAACGTGACAGATACGATAAGGATATGGAGCATATATCTCAACAACTCGACAGCTACAAGGCTGTTTACGATAAGTAATTTAATCACGCAGAAATGAGAAAATACAAACATACAATCATCATATTACTGATCGTTGTTGCAACGGCTATACTCTGCCTCAGCTTCCTCTGCTTCATGGTCCATCATTACATTCTCGCCTCAGTGGCGCTGGTGTGTATTTTTGGGGTGTTCTTTGTCGAAAGGGAGGTCTGATATGCAGTGGAAACCAAACAGATCAAAACCATTAATAGCAGGTATCCCTCTGAAAAGACCATCACAGGAACAGGTCAACAAGGCTTACATGCTTTTCTACTCCATGATAGGAGGTTTCGCCTCTGTGGTCCAGACACAGATTACTGATGTATACAACTATGCGCGACAGGATAAAAAACTGTTCCGAATGGAGGCAAAAAAGCGGCTTACGGAGGCGAAACGATGTTCTGACGAACTTGTTGAATCTTTCATGTTCTACATGGGCAAGGTTAATATGCAGCAGCTATGGCTCGACCTCACAGATGCTATCGAGGAGGATATTAGGCCCGATATACAGAAATGCTTTTATGCTCTCGATAACCAGTTCTTGAAGTTCGGTATTAAGCAGCATAAACTCTACACCCTCATTCTTATGTCCGAGATTTTATCAAGAATGCTTTGTAAGTCTGTGGATGAGTTCTCTTCTGTTATGCAGAAGAACTACGGCATGACAGCATTTACCGTTGGCAGCCGGTTCACTATGCCGGTCAAGGGTGTTTATGCCAGGATACGCAACGTGATGGAACTTCTTTATCCTGTTTCTACAGACAACAATGTGTTTTCGGAATGCAAAGACAAGTTTAACCTTGGCTTCGAGATTATCGGTCTCAAAATCCTTGATTGCCATCGTGCTGACGAAGCCTTATCCAAGGCATGCGAACTTAACGGCGTTAATATAACACCAGACGGGTCTGATAAGAAAAATCCGATCGTCAACACCGGCACACCTTGGAATGAGGCTCAGATAAGGGCGCTTACTATAGGGTTCCCGGATTCTCCTACAAAAGAAGTCGCACATATTGTAGGCCGCAGCGTTTATGAGGTAAACAAGAAAGCTAAAGAGCTTGGATTGAAAAAATCTCCTAAATACCTCAAAGCTATAAGAACAGCAAACCTTAAAAAGAAAACAAGATGAAAAAGATTCCAAAGTTATACACAAAGAATAATAAAGGTCGCTACGAGGAATACAAGATTCCAGAATGTGACACGGCTGATACATTTTACCAGAAGATAAATGGAAGGTACGAACCCGCATGTATGCTCTTGCATGACTCTCTACCAGAGGGCGTGTGGGTAATCACTCGACATCGTTCTTCTACAGAGTATATCAGCGGGGCATACCTTCGTGAGCGATTCCGTCTTGATAAGGTCTCTGATATTGAGCGTTTTCCTCTGTCAAAGATGGGACATATAAACAAGGTGTCTGACCGCATCATGAGTGAATTAAAACTAAGTAATACCGATTCTAAGCCTATGACCAATCGCGAACTTGTTGATGCTGTTGTTGGGCTTGTATACAAGATTAACGAGGAGGATAGCTTATGATGTCAGAAAAGCAATATCGAGTAGTCCGAAAGGGTATTGTCGAGCAAATTAAGTTAGCTCAGAAGTTACACTGCGTCAACCTTGAGAAGAAGCACAGAGCCGCGTTAAAGAAGTTGGAGCTACGTTTCTTAAAACCCGACGCAACGGGTTGTTTTGATTGGGGGGCAAGAGTGTCGAGTAGTCGTTATCATTTATAAATTACCGAGCTTATGGAGAGAAAGATTGGAGAAACCTTTGAGTACCAAGGTAAGACTTATAAGGTAGCAGAATTTGACGATTGTAGAAATTGCGCATTTATACATATTAATTGTTCTTCTTTAAGGTCTATTACAGGTAATTGTATGGACTTTTTGAGGAATGATGGCGCTAATGTTAAATTTGAAGAAGTTAAAGATATGGAAATCAAAGATAACAAACTTACTATAAATATCCATGATGGGATGGAGATAGACTTACAGAATAGCAACTTTGATACTGGCGTTATCAAGTTCAAGAAGAAAGAATTGACCTATGAAGATATAAAGGCTTCTTTAAGACTCAATGAAAACATGACAGTTATAGACGTTGCTGACGAAAACGCAAATAGACTTTATGCTATTAATCGACTTATGTGTATAGCTAAGTTCTATAATGGTAACTGGAAACCTAATTGGAATAGTGTAGAATCTAAATATTGTATTCTATATAGTAATCGTGCCCAATGCTATATAACAGATTATCGTACTTGTTTTGCTGCCGATACGGTATATTTCAAACGCGAAAAAGATGCTCAGGCTGTCATAGACAGCCCTAACTTCCGAGAAATCTTGGATGCAATTTACAAAGACTAAACAATACGATTATGGAAAAAGAAATTAACATAGCGGAAATCCTGAAGGATAAACCGCAAGGTACTAAATTATATGATTGGCTGTATAATGTAGATGTAGAGTTAGATACAATCAGCAATACAGATACAGAAACAGTAGTTTGGTGTACAAATAAGACCGATAATAATACTACTTGCCATCGTGGTTATTCCCGAATTGGTACAGTAAGAGGATGTCCTGATGGTTTACAGATCCTTCTTCCTTCAAAATCAATGCGAGATTGGTCTAAGCTCGCCTGGAAGATAGGTGATTTACTTACCAATGAATGTGGATTTCAGTGCATTTTCAAAGAATGGGCATCTGATGATTACACGAAGTTCAATGGATGTTATTCTAATAGTAGGGATGGTTATGAAGATGTGTTAAATACCGAAACCGCTAAGTTTGAGAAGTTAGATGACAATATTGCACATGATTATATCAAAGAAATTGAAAGAAAATTGGGTGGTAAGCTTAACCTTGAGACTTTGGAGATTGAAAAGCAGCCTGAGTTCAAGGATGGGGATATACTTAGCATCCAAGAAGATGAAGAATATTATCATACAATTTTAATCTTCAAAGGAGGTGCAGATGTCTATGTGTATTTTGATTGTTTTCATAGGGTTTTAACCTATGGTACAAAAGTAGATGGAAACGAGAAATCTATATATCACCTTGCTACAGAAGAAGAGAAACAACAACTCTTTACCGCTCTTGCAAAGGAAGGCAAGGCTTGGGATGCTGAGAAGAAACAGATTGTTGATTTGAAGCCAAAGTGGACTCCAAAGCCATTTGACAGATGTATTTGGAAGATACGGAATTGTGAAGGCTCTATATGGCAAGCAAGTTTCGTTTCTTATGTTGATGAGTATGGTGCTACTCCAATGGGTATGTCTATAGATGAAGATTTGGTTAACTTAATTATCCTTCCTTATAACGACCAGACTAAGCTCATCGTGGGTACTACAGATGAATGGGAAGGAGGTGAGCAATGAAAGAACTTAAAGTTGGAGAAAGAATAATTTTGGAGGTGGTTGAAGCAACAAGTTTTTCTTGCCAAGACTGCTTCTTCGCAAAGGAAGGGTATGCTTGCCCAGACTACTGCTATAACCGCTTAGACGGCAAGAATGTAATCTTTAAAGAAGTTAAGGTTCAAAAAAGAAAAATGAAAGAAGACAAATATTCATTAAAGATAAGCCGTAACTCTGGTGATACTACTCTTGATGGTTATCCAATAGCTACATATTCAAATGATGAATTGAAAATCCTAAAAAGACTGCTTACAAAGGTTTTGGGTGAAGTAAATGAATATATAAAAGAATAAGCATGAATAAAATGGCATTTGGTAAATATAAAGGACAGAATGTTACAAGTGTTCTAAGAAATAACCCATGTTATTTTGAATGGTGTAAAAATAATGTTCATTGGTTCAAATTCTCTAAAAGAGATTATGAAATATACTTAGAATGGCTGCGAATACATCAAAATCATTTACAATTTACAGGATATGCAGATAATGAGAAAATTATGGAATTCCTTTTTGAAAAAGTAAAAGAAGGTAAGTTTAATACTTACTCTGATACAGAATATCTTACTAAAGAGACGTGTAGTGAATATCTAAAAAGTACAAAAGAACATTATTTTAGCAAACGTGTTTAACCGCCTTCGGGCATAAATATATAGATTATGACAAAAGAAGACTTAGATGAAAAAGTAGAGGAACAACAAAGTATTATTGAACATGCAGAAAATCAGATTTGTTCCTATGTAACACAATACATTGAAACCCTTCCATACAAGGTAGGCGACAAAGTAAGCTGCTGCAGATGTGATGTATGCTGGATAGCAAGTATTGTTCCTGAGAAATATAGAAACCATTTCACTGGCAATATTGAGGTAAGAGTCAATCCTGCAAAGAAAGATGGTACTCGCTCTAATAGAGAGTTCGTACTTTACTATGGAGAAATTGATAGTATCAATAAAATTAACTAACCATCCTGCAAAGGATATAAATAGATAGAATATGAGTAAAAAAGTAATCAAATCGTACAAGGCATTCGACAAGAATATGCAATGCCGAGGATTCCAGTACGAAGTTGGAAAAGAGTATGAAATGGACGGAGAAATCAAGTGTTGTAAACGAGGTTTCCATGCTTGCAAGTCTCCTTTGGAAGTATGGGACCACTACGATATGCTTAGCTCTCGCTTTGCAGAGGTAGAGCAATCTGGTAAGATTGAGGAAGAAGGAAATTCAACAAAGGTTTGTTCTTCACATATCAAGATTAAGGCTGAGTTGAAGCTGGCAGACATCATTAAGATCGGTGTCGAGTGGTTGAAAGATATTACCTCACCGTCAAAGGTTAAGACAGATATTGCGAAGAATGATAACGGAGGCGACTCTGCTAAGATTGGCTCATCAGGCGACTCTGCTAAGATTGGCTCATCAGGCGACTCTGCTAAGATTGGCTCATCAGGCTACTATGCTCAGATTGGCTCATCAGGCGACTATGCTAAGATTGGCTCATCAGGCGACTCTGCTCAGATTGGCTCATCAGGCGACTCTGCTAAGATTGGCTCATCAGGCGACTATGCTAAGATTGGCTCATCAGGCGACTATGCTAAGATTGGCTCATCAGGCGACTATGCTAAGATTGGCTCATCAGGCTACTATGCTAAGATTGGCTCATCAGGCGACTCTGCTCAGATTAATAGCACTGGAGAAGATTCTGTTATCATGTGTGCTGGCAATAAATCCAGAGCGAAAGCAAAGGTTGGCTCATGGATAACGCTTGCAGAATGGGAATGGAATGACGAGAAGAACCATTATGTTCCAGTGTGCGTTAAGACAGAGTACGTTGATGGAAATAATATCAAGGCTGATACTTGGTATCAACTCAAAAACGGAGAATTCGTTGAAGTAACTGAGTAACTAACCACCCTCTCCTGTAAAAGGGAGAGGGTAAAAAGAAGAGGATATGAAGAAAAGGATATTAGATATGTGCTGCGGCTCACGTATGTTTTATTTCGACAAGCAAGACCCCAATGTACTTTTCGCAGATATAAGAGAAGTTCATGATACTTTGTGTGATGGCAGGAAATTGGATGTGATGCCCGATATAATTGCCGATTGCACTAATTTGCCATTTGAAGATGAAGCATTTGATATGGTAGTTTTTGACCCTCCTCATCTGTTAAAAGTAGGTCAGAACTCCTGGCTATGCAAGAAATATGGTAAGCTGCCCGAAAACTGGCAAGCATTCATCAACGACTCAATCCACGAAGGTATGAGAGTACTAAAAACAAATGGAACGCTAATATTCAAGTGGAACGAAAATCAGATAAAGGTTCACGACATACTCAATGCGATTACTGATTATAAGCCGATATTCGGGCATCGCACTACGTCTAAGAATCAAACTGTTTGGATGGCGTTCTTAAAGTAATTATAATAATACAAAGAGCTGGAGGATTGATTATGACAAGAGAAGAAGTGAAACAGCTATTGCCTATTTGGGTAGCTTTTGCCGAAGGAAAGGTAATTGAGTGTAGGGCAAAACCAGGAACTATAAGCGCCGGTATTCCGAATGAATGGACCGAAATGAAAGAAATTGGTTTTTGGAATGGTATAGAGTATCGTATCAAGCCAGAGTCAAAGTATCGTCCATTCAAGAACGCAGAAGAGTGTTGGCTGGAAATGCTGAAGCATCAACCTTTTGGATATACGTATGATAGGTTTAATAATATAAGAGATTGTATCACAAAGGTGGCTACTACTGGTGTTTCGTACGATTCGCCAACTGTTGTTATATCTTTCGAAGAGGTTTTCGATAGATTTGTTTTTGCTGACGGAGTTCCTTTTGGCGTAAAAGTGGAGGAATAATATAGCTTGGTGTTTTTGCGATAAGACCGAGATTAAAACCAAAAAAATTATGGAAGAATCTTTAGCTAAAAAAATAGATGCTGCGATAAAATTGCTTCAATCAACATGCAAAAATGAAGTCGTTGAGCTTTGCTATTCGGGGGGGGGAAAAGACTCTGATGTGATACTTATGCTCGCAAAATTGGCTGGTATTAAATATCGTGCTATATATAGATGTACTACCATAGACCCTCCTGGAACCATTGCGCATTGCATCGAAAATAATGTTGAAATAATTAGACCTTCAAAATCTTTTTTGAATCTTATAAGAGAAAAAGGATTTCCAACCCGAAGGGTAAGATTTTGTTGCGAGAAACTGAAAGAATACAAAATTTTAGATAGGGCAATACAAGGCATAAGAAGATGTGAAAGTTATAAAAGAGCAAAAAATTACAAAGAGCCTACAATATGCAGAATATATGGTTCTAAGAAAAATTGCGTTGAAGTTATATTGCCAATATTAAATTTTTCAGATAAAGATATTGAAAACTTTATAATTGAATACAAGATTAAATTGCATCCATTATATTACAATGCCGATGGAAGCTTAAATATAAAAAAAAGATTAGGTTGTATGGGTTGCCCATTAGCTTCTGATAAAGGATTGTCAGATTTCAAAAGCTATCCTTTGCTTGTTAAAGCATGGATAAGAAATGGGTTAATTTGGTGGAATAACCATCCTAAAGCAGCTTGTCATAAGAAATACGAATCTATATACGAACTTTTCGTGTCTAACGTATTTTTTAAATCGTTGGCAGAAACAAAACTTGCTATAGATGGTGGTTTATTCGGAGAAAAAATAGACTGCAAGAAATTTCTTGAAGATTATTTTAATATTAAATTTGAATAGTATGGCGTATTGTTTGTGTGATTTTTGCGATTACAAGGATAAGTGTAAGTACTATCGAAAGGTAGTTGTTTGTCCTTATTTGAAAGAGGAGGAATAGTATATGAACCAAGAATATATAATACACAAAGAGCTGAAAGATATGCTTGTATATTGGTTTGAGGACATTGAGGAACTTAGTAGTAAGCTAACAAGTGGAAATGTTTCTCATCAAGGAGCAACTATTAGAAACAAGGCTATAAGATGTTCTAAGTTTATCAAGGAGTTTTGTAAAACTAAGGAGGATTAGTTATGGCATGGGTAGCAGTTAATAGGTATGGTGACGAATACATCTATGAAGCAATGCCAGAACGTTTTTATTGTGTATGGGCGCCAACATTTTGTGAATACGAAAATAGAGTGTACGACTACGTAGAACTTCCCAAAGGCAGCATTAAGAAGCTCATCGGAAGAGAATTATCCTGGAACGATGAGCCAGTAGAACTTAAATAATTATAGCTTATGAAAAGTATATTCTCTATGTTTGCTTATTGGGATAGGGTACATCAATTCCAAGACGGACATATCAAAGTGGAAAGAAACCTTGCTTGGAGAAGAAAGTATCTTCATGTTCGTAATAGTAATAAACAATTAATCTTTTAGTGTATGAAAGAAGAAACAAGAAAAGTTGTAGTTCTCGATTGGGAAGATAAAATCAAGCTACAACAAGTTATCAAGGACTTGGAACAAGTTGCTGATACCTATCAAAGCCCCTGCAAGGAGCTTACTGGTATCAACAATACACTTTACTATCTCAAAACGATTGAGGAGAAAATTAATTAGTGTATGGAAAGACAAATAACAATTAGCATAGAAGAGTATAATAAGCTCATTGATATGCACACAAAAAGAGAGGAACTTCCCAAAAAGATAGAAGTAAAGAAGTATACCTCAAAGTGGTGGAGATGTATTAAACATGCATCGTATTCACTCTTTCATTATAACAAGAATGTGGAGCAACAAAAGCTCATCAAGTATTGCATCAATGAAATGTCAAGAGTAATACTCGCTAATCTGTATGGTTATTGGCGAGGCGATTTATCTGATTATCTCAAAAATAGAGACAATTTAGAGTATTTTATGAGAAGTTATAAAGATAGTGCCTATCATAACATAATGGAATGGTTAGATAAAAAGAAGTAGCGTATGAAGAAGATAAGTTTTAATCTCAAATATCTTATAACCAAATACGATTGGTGCATTTATTTCATTCCAAGTTTAATCGTATGGAAGCCTTATAGTGGTGTTTATGAAATTAATGTAGCCTTTCTGCTTTGGGAGTTTAATATTAAATATCAATTAAAAAGAAATAAGAAATGAAGAAGGAAATATTTGACTTCTCAGAGGCTTTAAAGCGTATGAGAAAAGGAAAGCTCGTAAAGCGTGAAAATGGGCTTTATCCGTTTGGTATTGACGAGGAAGGAATATTCTATCATTATGGGCATCATATATTCAAGGAAGAAAGAATGCTCTCAGAGGATATACTTGCAACAGACTGGGAGGAGGTGTAAAGATGGAGAAGAAAACATTGACCCTCAACGTCAGCAAGCAATGGTTCGATATGATAGTATCGGGCGAAAAGACCGAGGAATATCGAGTTATTAAGCCATATTGGGTAGTACGATTTTTCCAAAATAACAACAATACTGTTGACGTGAAAGATTTAGCTTCGTGTTTGGCTGGGAGAACAGATTTGCTTAAAGGATATATTAATACGCAAAGAATTATATTGAAGCCATATACCCACGTTCTCTTCGTAAAAGGCTATCCGAAAGGTAATAAGCCGTCCGTTGAGAAGGAGATTGATAGTATATCAATCGGTAAGCCGAAGAGGGGTTTATGTCCTGATAAGTGGCTTGATACAGAGTTTTTCATAATTAAGTTTAAGTAGCGTATGACAAATAAAGAATTTTTTAATGCGCATTGTGGAGAGCCTGTTCTTTATAAAGGTAAGGACATTGGCGCATACGTGGCAGGGTATATAGAAGAAAAGTATATCATCTTAGGTTTTGATGATTATACAGGCTGCATTCAGTTCTTCACATCTAAAGTGCATAAAACGCTTGGTGGAATATATAACTCATACCGATTCGCAAAATTGAAGTATTTGGAAGTGATAAAACATCGGTAATATGGAAAAATAAGAAAAATGTTGCGGCAACTGCCTTTGGATGGGATGCGAAGACATCTTAGGCAATGGATGGTGCTCCAAAAAAGATTGCGAAACATCTTGTGATAAGGTTTGCAAGAAACATGAATTTTAAACTTTAAATATTAAAATGGAAAATAAAGAATTGACTCTTAATGAGTATCAGAAGGCAGCAATGACTACTTGCATGTCTAGTTGTGAGAACTTTAGCTACATGGTCCTTAATCTTATGGGTGAACTTGGAGAGTTTACTTCAAAGATTGGTAAGCTTATCAGAAAAGGAAAAGCTCACATCGAAAACAACAAGTTAGTGGTTCACGACGATGTTGAGTGTGTAGATTTTGAGGCAATCCGCGCAGAACTCGGTGACTGTTTTTGGCAGTTAAACGGAATCTGTTCTGTATTAGGATATAACGTAAATTCTATATGCAGGGAAAACTTAAAAAAACTTGCATCTCGAAAGGATAGAGGCAAGATAGACGGTAATGGTGATTTTAGATAGCCTATGAACGTGAAAGAAGCACTACAAGACAGAGTACGGCATTAGCTTCCTCCATGGAAGCTGAAGATTATCTATACGCTTAGGGGTGGCTACACGTTATGTGCGGTCACCCCTTTTTTTGTTTGTAAATCAACTAATAACCAATAAAAACATCAGAAAAAACTAAGAACGTTTAATGTAGCTTTAATTTCCAGTAAATCCAACCTAAAAACGCGAGAACGCCTATAAAAAGACAAGCTGATGCAATCTTACCTATATTCAAGAAAACTCTGTCTGTCTTTGATAGTTGTTTCTCGACATATACTTTATCTTTCGATATTTTACTTATCACTGAGATTAAGGAGTCGCACTTGCTATGATACATCGTCGTACTATCCTTGTATTCTTTAAGGCTCGAAATACTATCTCTCAGTATCTGTACATCTTCCTGTGATAGCTCGTGATATTCGTAGTGAAATCTGTCTTCGCCGACTTTGTTTCCGTTCGCATCGTACTTCGAAGCTGTGCTGTCCCTTATATGCGTCTTCTCTTTTGTGGTGGATTTAACGGATTCATTATGCGATGCTTTATAAGATTCCAGTTCCTTAATAAGCCTTGCGTTAAAGAGCGAATCCCACTTAGCCTCGTTACGTTTATCAGAGATGTATGTCTGTTTTTCTATCACGCGCTCTTTCGCCTTACATCTACAGAACATTGATAGAATCAGCATTGCTACTGCAATAGCAATTACAACTCTTGTTATCTTATCAACCAGTTTCATAAGCTACTGAATTACAATCGTTACTTTTTCCTTTTTATCCCAAGCAGTCTTCATGGTCTGAATGAGCTTGCTTGTCCAGAATCTGGAATCGCTAACCCATCCTTTCTTATCGTTTTTACCGACAAGAATACACCCCTCAGTGTCTTTTGCAGAGTTACCGCTATGTATGCGTACCCCACCAAATCCTTTGACGTTCAGAAGCAATGGCAACATCTTCTTGAACCGGTTAGAGTAGGTGTATACACATTCGTAGCTGCCGCTTGGTATCGCAGTCTGCCCATACACCTTTTTGTTCTTGATTTTGTTCAATTCCATTTCTTGATTCAGCCCTCTGTCTGTATCCTCAAGAGTGTTGCATCCGAACAAATTACCATTCACGTACAGACGACTGATAGTATAGTCGTCCTTTTTCCAGGCCCTATCAATTAGTACTTCCATTCTCGTTTTCCTCCTCTTTTTTATCAAACTCCTGACTCAATCTCTCCAATATCGGCTTCCAATAGCTCGGCAATGCCTTTGCGAACTCAAACCTCAGAATGTAATAAATAACCCTGAATGAGATATTTTTAGGGTATGCCTTAATGAGATTTTTAAACGCATTGCATATATACACATAGCAGAATATATACGTGAGCATCTTGATCACAAACAAAGCCTTGCTTCCGTCATTACAACCGACCATGATGCCGTATATGACGTAATCAATGGTCAGGTATAGCAACATTTCCAAAATGGCGTTTACGAACTTCGATGCAGAAAAGTTCTTGCACCGCACAACACTTACACCATCGGCCCTCATTCCGCAGAAGATATTAAAGCCGAAAGCGATTACCAGCGCCAACACGAAACCTTCAGTCGGCGTTGCAAAGGCGAGTATAGCAGAGAATATTGTCACCGCTATCTGCCGGATTTGGGAAGAATCTAACAAACCTATCATAATCGTTATCCTGAATAATTTGTAATAAAAAAAATATAAGTTTCGGTCTTTTCTGCAAATATAGCAATAAAATCCCGAAACTCAATCAGATAACGATCAAAAAGTCAAACTTTTAGGTCATAAAATGGCAATTCTCCGTTAGCGAGAAACGAAATACACTCATCGAAGATTTTTCTCTCGTAGTCCATAGTGCCTATTTTAGGGAACCACTTCCTTATCTTTTCGTCATTTCTGTTAACCATCTCTCCCCATAGCACACACCAGTCTGCTATATTGATTTTGTCGTTTTTCACTTCGTGCCAATAGTCTTTTGCTACGTCTTTCGTGTGCAGCTGCCCTATAAGACACAGGTGCATATCGGCCATTTCTTCATCATAGTTGCAACAAGACACCTCTCCTTGTATCTGCTTCATCATCTCAAGCATGGCGCTGTTATTCATACCTATCTCGCAACTCTCTATCATGATTTGCAGGCAAGCCTTCAACTCTTGCATGTCTTCGCACGACACGACATTCTCAAAAACCTTTTTCATTATCTGTTTTTTTAAATGTTTATTTCATAAAATACTCTCTGATATCATATACGCCGTCCTTGTCTTTTAGCAAGTCGACAGCAAGGCTATATGCGTACACCAAAAGATGATCATCATCAATGTCGCTCAAACTGTCCTTGCCGAGAATCTTTGCTACGGTTTCTCCATGATCGCTCACCACTTGATTCATGGCCACGTACAAGGCATAGTCGTTATAGCAAGGGCTGTCTTCTGTGTGTAGATTGTGCTTTTTCATTTCTCCGGACCACACTTGCATATCCCAAGTAGCCTTTGGATCCATTTTCTGAATGATGGACAAAGCTTCCTTTTTCGTAAGGTAGTTCTTCCACTTGATGGCACATAGTTTCTCGATATACTCTTGTGCCAGTTCGGGATGCCTGTCCGCCATATCCTTCATCATGCAGCGCATGGTATCACCAAACACGCGCATGTATTTCACGTTTGCCGACGTAGCCATTATTCCATATAGCTCATCAAAGTTTTTCATCAATTCTTCCATATCCGTATTATTCAGTTAATAAATTTTTTAATTCAGCAAAATCGCTCTCTCCAAAACCAATACTCTTCTTGCTCCCGAAAAGAAGTGTCGTGAAGATATTGTCGGGTAGGTCGATATACAGAGTTCCGCCATCAATCCTACCGCTTATGAATCCAATCTCAAAGCTATAGTTGTCAATGGTTTTTAGCATCTGCATGGCATCGTCAAAGATGGTATCTACATTAATATCACCATTCTCGTCACCGATAAACAATGCTGCATTATCAATAGTTTTACCTAACTTCTCCTTGTTGATGGATATGATATTGTGCGCCGCACGTTTCATGTAGACGGAAGGAATTGCCAATGCAGGGTTCTCCTTCACCATGTCACTTATTCTTGCGTCTGCCCACAGGTCTAACGATGTAAGCAGCTTCTCTTTAAGTTCCGTTATGTTCATTTCTTAACTCCTCCTTTCTTTGTTTTGTTGTACCATACGAGGTATTCTTGCCAAGTTTTGTCGCTGTGGTTAGTCATATAATCGTTGAGCATGGCAGATTTCTGCTCCTCTGCTTGTGCTACTTCTTTTCTCAGTCTTTGCATCAAGGACAAGTGTTTCTTCAATGCCTCCTGTCCTTGCTGAGTGCTTTCGATACGAGGGCGTATGATACGCAACTCCTCATCTTGCACTAACTTAGACACATATTGCAAGCTATTGACGTATTCTTGGTTTTGCATCAAGTACTGACGTTGTGCGCCCGTAAGATTGTCCTCTATCTTGTCTATCTCATCCCAAAGTGGTGTGGAAGACTGCTGCGCTTGCATGTTGATAGATGCTCGCTTCTGCTGTATTGCCTCATACATCTTCTGTAGCTCTGCATCCAACACCTGAGGCTGCTGTTGCTGACTTGTGCCCATATCAAGCAAAGGGCTGTTTCCAAAATTCATCATAATCAATATCTTTAAGTTGGTGATATATTTTAGAGAGGTGAGAGGGCATCCACCAACGAGGGCAAACACCCCTCACCAACTCATTTCTTTTTAGTCCTTTTTACAGACTTCCTTGCTGCTCTGTTACGCTCCTGTAGTGGGAGTTGAGGGAGTGGAGGGAGTGGAGGGAGTGGCACAGTTACAGCCGTAGCTGCCGTAACCAGAAACTACTGGCGTAGATGGGAGTACCAACTGACCACGAAGACAGTTACATGTCTTCTCGTTCACGTAAGCCATCATCAGCTTCTCCTTGTAAGGAGTAAGAGCTTCCATTACGGCCACCTTCTTGTCAAGGTCGCAATACTTTGCTTGCAACGCATCGTACTGGTCTCTCTGATTCTTGTACAGACCGAAGTCCGCATCAATCTGAGACTTGTACAGACCGAACTCAGCCTGCATTGCACGGCGGTTCTCAGCGTTGATAGCATCTGTAGCACCCTTGTACATAGAGAACTTCTCAGCGATGTCTGTCTCGCGCATAGCGTAGAACTTATTATCAGTGTCGAGCTTCAAGCCGAACATGTCGGTAAGCAACTTCACCTCATCAGCGCATTCCTTCTCCATTACCTGCAATGCGGTTGGCTGATTTGAGCTTGAGTTAGCTCCGTAAGTGTTGATGTTTACGTTCTCAGGCATATTGCTGCCACCGAGAGAGCCGAATATACCACGACCATTGCCGTTGAGCAAAGCTAAAGCCAAGCCACCGATACCAATGCCAAGTGCGGTTCCTGCCAGACCCTTGCTGGCATACTCATCGTGCTTCTTTCCCTCTTCGTAGATTTTCTTCTCTACGACCTTTGCATCTGTCATTTCCATAATACAATCTTTTGAAATCCTTAATATTAACTAACACTATTGTAACGTTACGATGCAAAGGTACAGCGAATTAATAAGAACAAATATAACTCTATCACACTTTCTTTTATTGGTTGATTATCAGTGTTTTAAGGTGATAGTAGGTAATATCATTTTGAGCTAATATAGGGGGAATAAAAATCTTTTCCAATCTTGCAAACATTGGAAAGGATTGAAAACAAAAAGAGAGGCAATCACTTACCTCTCTTTAGCTTATAAGAAACAATTAAAATACAGATACAGTCCAACTCCGAGCCACATTGTCAATATCATAGTTGACATCGTTACCCAAGCCAGGAAGAACTTATCGACCTTCTCGTACTCATGCGTAATGTATAGGTATGCAATGAACGTGCAATTAATGACGACTATCATTGCTACTATAATCAAAGTCTGAAACACAAAGTCCATAATACTCATACATACTCGCTTATCCGTGATGCGATAGGGCTTTCATACGTTATAATTTTCTCTTACTCTTAATGTAGTGCAGAATATCCCACTTCTTAAAATATCGGGTGTGACCTCGTTTCTTGCACTCGCCATTCGGAATATCACCCCTTGCCACCATTCTATTAAGGGTAGCATCAGAAACGTGCAGTTTCTCCTTGACTTCCTCGGTGCTCATCATCGGGTTGAGCATATCAGGAATAATATCACACAGTCTATCCAGGTCCTCATCGCTCATCCCGCAAGCGGTAATCTTTTCACCATTTCGCTGCTGCTCGTCTGCCTTAAAGCAAGCGTCACTCAGCGACTTCAAAGCCGTGCCGAGCAACTTATAATTTAGTATCTTTCCCATATTACCTTTGTTTTTACGAAAAATTCTCAAAAATCGCCTTTATGCGCAGATTTTACGTCCTAATTTGGTTCGACTAATGAACATATCAAAAAATCCGTATATATAAAACATTGCCGTTACTATCATGACAGTAAAACACGAATCAATCATATCTTGAGTTGTGTACCAACTCCACTCTACAATATGGGCAGCGTTGATACCGAAGAAGTAGAAAAATGGTATTCTATATCTCCAACAAAGGAAAAAGAATCGGCTTGCTAATATCAAAACCATAGGTAAAATATAAACCATAAAATAGATGAATAAATAGCAGGGAAAATTCTCATTATTAGTTATGAACATTTCCCTTGGATGCTGACTAAAATCCCACATTCCATAAGCGTGTAAGCACATAATAATTATTGGAACGTACTTACAGAACCAGCAAAAGAATTTCAGAATCCTTCTGCTATACCGATTTCCGTGCTTCATCAGCAAGTTCATCACTTCACTTACGTCTTTGTCTTGCAACCACCTTAATAAGTCGCCTTCGTCTTCTTTATTCATAATTTTCGGTTTTAAGATTCAAAATAAGATGGTTGCAAAGTTACATTTCTGTTGTAATAACGCAAGAAAAATGTCAGATTGCTATTGTTAAACTTTGCTAAACCATCTTATTGTTACCAATAACGGCGTTTTACTATCAATTTGTTATCCAGTACGTCACGAATACGTCCAGAAACCCTGCAACCTCTGCCATATACCACACAGGCTTATATCCTTCGTCATCGTCCGAACAGCTTACGAGTAGCAGATAGATAAGAGCTATTACAGCCGTTGGCACCCAGCATACCGACAAGCACCAGCCTACGCACCCTGCCGCAGCTACAAGTGCGCCTACCTTATGAATAGGGTAGTCATCAGCATCAAGGTAATTAGGAGCGAAGCCTACAAACATTAACCCCACACACCCTATAAAGGCGAGACATTGAACGCCCTTACCTGTGTCGAGTATACACACCATCATCAGTACCGCACACGTAACCATTACAGCGGTAAATACCCATCCATAGTTTCGCTTACGTTTATCACCTATCACCTCACTTCCAGTACATCCCTGTAACTGATAATACACATCGCTCACCATCGCAGGAACGCCAAACCTCATTGCTGCGAGGAGCAAAAATCCTCCTAATAGAAGAAATGAAATAACACTCAATATATACATAATCTTTTCATTTTAATTAGTTAAATATTCATCTCAAGCATCTTCGGATAGCCTGCCTTATAGTCATAGGCTTCCACTTCTTCGATGCTCCTCAATTCGCCTACCGAAGCCTTATGGCTTGCCGTGACATTGAAGCACTCCAGGGCATACATCTCAAGCGCTGAGAGTAACTGAATAGCCTTGTCGCAATCCACCACCAGTTTGATACCTTTAAGCCACAGTGTTGTTGTTCCCTGACCTGCTGCTTTGGCAATGGTGGTGGAGTTCATCAGTCCTACACGTGTTGCCTTGTCGAGCCATACAAGCAGTCCGTTCAGCATAAAGCCGTTAACCTTATCTGAGGTATCGTAGGCTGTATCTCTGCTATCTTTTCCGTCTTAGCTTCTTCGAGTTTCAAGGCATCCATCTTTGAAATGAACCAATCGAATGCCTCTTGAACCTCGTCCTCGTTATACTCACTGACAGGCACAGTACACTCGTAGCATTCGTATACTCCCATCTTCTCGTCAAGTACAGCACCAAGATGGCGAACCATCATTTCTCCGTGTTCATACTTTTCCTTATAATCCCCTTGAGGGATAAAGGTCTTGATAAAATTAATCTTTTCCATAACTTAATTTTGTTTACAATTACTATTTATATTTGTGCCTATCCACTAAATCCTTGCTTACTCGCTACTTACATAGAGATAGGAGTGTATTTTAAATAGATAAATAGATAAAGAGATTAACAAGGGAAAACTGGCAAAAGCATGTAGCCGTTCGACTTGCCGTTGATGCTCGCAATACTACTGAATAACCAAGCGGTAGCAGCATTGTTCTGCGTAGAAGTCCACCTGTATTTATTCTTTACAAAGTTATAGTAGCCTGTCGCAACCGTCTCACCATACAGGGTTTCCAACACCTGTTTGATGATACCGATATTGGCTACGTGTACGTATTCCTGACCAACCGACATGACAAACCCATGCAAATCCTCACCGCCAAGGTTAAATATCTGACCATAGGCATAATCAAATGCTGGCACAGACAAGCTTCGCTCCTGAGCCTCCTGCCTGACAAGGAATGATGATGACTCTCCATTGTAGTAATTCGCATCTTTTACATTATTACCATTTAGCGCAATAGAATTGAACTGCAAGTTCTGCGTACACCACGACGTACTTATCAGTTTTGACACATTCTTAATATCGCTTGTACGAATGCAGAAAGTGCCATGATTGATAGAAAGCGAAGCGTCTGCCACCTTGATAGCTACCGCATCATCAGCGTTTTTGCCTGCTGCCACCCAGTCCTCGATGTAATATTCGTTTTTATTTGCATCAACGACAAAGATACCTGCCTTGAACTGATAAAACCTATAATCGATAAGCCTTTGAGGAACATTTGCCGTATAGGTTCTCGAGTTCTTGTTGAAGCTGACATTGTAGCCATCTTGGTCGTTAATGACAACTGTGTACTCCTTCTTGTATGGAACGAACACTGTCACCTGACCTTTTGCGTCCGTCTGATAGGTAGTGGCCTTCTTGTCAACTGTCACAATAACAGGAATACCTTCCCATGCTGTACCCACGTTCTCAACGTACTTTGTAGCCGTAATGATCACCTTCTCCATACTGTCCTCATCGTAAGGCAGATATTCAACATTGATATTACGGCTACCCAATACTGCTGTATATCCTTGAGGAGCAATAGGCTGCGCATTGCCGTACTCTGGGAACGTTACCTGATAATAGTTTCCTCGGGCAACAGTGAATGTTGCCTTGCCCTCTGCGTTGGTAGTATAAGTCTGTGGTGTTTTGCCGTTGTTCAAGAATACATTAATCTTGATACCAGCCACCTTGATAGAGTCAACAGAAGAGGCGATAGTTATAGTCACCTCCTCATCGGTATTGATAACATCTACCGACTTCGTTTCTCCGTGCCTGTTTGTCACAGAGATGGTAGAGCCTTTCATGGTTACATTACAGGTCTCTGCTCCTGTCGTGGCCGTCTCTGCCTTTTTAAATATCTCCTGTGCCTTGGTAGCAGCCTCGATAGCTGGCTTCTGCAACTCCTTGATTTCTGCTTCTGTAAAGTCATCGTAAGTGAATGGGTCGCCCTTTTGTCCTTGAGGACCTTGTTCTCCCTGCGCTCCAGTATCACCCTTCATACCTTGCTCACCACGCTCTCCCTTGTCACCTTTGAGTTGCATGAGGTCAAATTCCTTTTTCTCACCACTCGGACGAGTAATATTCAAGTCTGTGCCGTCAATATCAATATCTACGTTTTGAACTTTTTCCAGAGCTTCGTTTACCTGACTTACGGCATCGTTGGCTTTTTTTATGGCTTCATCTGTCTTACTTACCGCACCATCAACCTTTCCTAACGCCTCATTTGTGTCTGAAATGAGGTCTGACAATTCTACGGAAGGAGGGAGGATGACCATAGCGGTATCCATCTCTACGCTGTTGTCTCCCTCATTGGTCTCTCCAAACGTCGTGTCTGCATCGGCATTGTTGGCTACGATGGCAAACTGAGGGTATTCGTTGCTTCGCCAGTCATTGCCGAATATCTTACCCTTTACCTCGATAGCATACGTGCCGAGGCTCATCTTGTCACCCTCTACTTTTGCAAGGAGAACATTATCCTCCTTGACATCAATCTCAAACGCAAGAGGGATGCGCTTGAATTGATTGCATACCTGCACCACTACATCGGTACAGGCTGGCAAGGGGAAAGCCTTCGCTTGCCCCTCCACCATCTTCATCACTGGTATCTTCAGTGTGAAGTCGTTACCTTTAACGATTTTCTTCATATAGCTATAAAATTAAATTGTTAGTCGTACTTTTTCGGGATAACCTGCCGTAATATCATAGGCTATCAATGCGTCTATCGTCAGTAGCTCCGCAACCTTGTCAAGATGGGTCTGCGTAACATTGTAGCAGTCTTTGGCGTAGACTTCTATCTTGCTGATAAGGTCTTGAGCTGTGTCAATAGGCAGGGTATAACACTCGCCGTCGAGCCACAGGGTCGTTTCCGTTCTCCCCATTCGCATAAGTCGCTCGTTGCCCTGATATACCCTATCTCTTGTCTCGAAGTCGAGCCAGTGAGCCTCTCCGTTGAGATAAAACGTATTCACCTCTGCGCTCTTATCGTACTCCGTTATCTGCTCGATGCACTTGTTTCTCAGAGCCTCTGTCAGCTGTTCTTCAGTAGGCTCCGCATCGGTATTCATATCGAGCAACACGCAGTCGTACAGATACTCACCGTCTTCTGTCTTGCGTTCGTTCACAGCAAGGCGCACCTCATTATTTTTCCATGTCGCAACCTTCGTTTCCAAAGGCGTAGCATACAATTCCTTATATGTTATCATATTCGTTTTAATTATTGTTGCTCATTATTCATACGTCAAGATTACCGAAAGTGATTTCTGTCTGTATTGAATAGATTCTTCCGAACCATCCGAGTGTCGTGAACTTTGCGTTAAAGGAAGCTGTCTGTACATAGAAGGATGGCCTTGTCACGCTCTGTCCCTTCTTGATGGAAGGCACCAGCTTTGTGTTGTCGTAGGCTTTAGCATCCGCAGTAAGGAACACGCCGTCCGCAAGATTTGTCAGCGCACCATTCTTCACCATTGTGCGGCTCGTAAACGTCCTTCCGTCGGCAGCACTCGAAAGTTCGTAGGTACCCAATCCGTTGGCCGAGTCGGCTACTATCTTTCCGTTCACTCTTGGTGCTGAGTAACGATACAGGGTCGTCTTTTTACCCGTCGCACCCTTAACGAAAAGAATGTAGTTGTTGTCCTTCGTTGCCGTGTACCACGACTTCGTTGTGTCAACCCACGGAAGATCTACATTCTCTCCGAGCGGAGTCGTCAGTCCTGCATCCTCTGCTTTGATATATTGCTCAGAAGTTATCTTTGCGTCGGTCTTGCTGAGTGAGGTAATACCAGCAGGACCGAGGTCGTAGAGAAAGTTTCCGTTGTCGTCGTAGTACGACAGCACGGCCTGTCCCGAACTGTTCAGACCGAAGCGGATGTTTGCAGTTCCTGCCTTTCCGTAGATATTGATAAGGCCATCGGCTATCCTTACCATCTGTCCGTTGTGTCCTTGCGATGTAAGCATCTGCGCAAGTATCAGAGCCGCATTGATGGCTCCGTCTTTAAAGAGAGCGGCTGTCGTAGTCTGACCAGTAGATAACGTGTTCTCCACCTTGATTTTCTCGCCATACAGAGTTACTCCGCTCGACGTAATCTCAAGTCCTGCCGCCTTGGCCGTGGCTCTGTCTATGAGGTCGGTCTTCCGTTCTGTATAATCAGTAAGTTGTGCGCCTTCTTCCAGTTTCGGCTTTGTCACCCAAGCCTCAGTATCGCCTGGAACACGTATCAGCACCTTGTCTGGAATTACCTCTGCTCCCTCGCCAGTATAGTCCTCTATTCGCCAATGCACCCAGTACCGCTTATAGGTCGAGGTGAGTGCGAGCTGTGTGTATCCGTCAGTCCAGCCGACCGGATATACGTTTCCTTCGCAGGTTTCTGTAAATACGTTTGCATGAACGCTGTCTCCATAGAGATAGACATTGATGTTTCCGCTGCCCTTGGCAACGAAGGAGAACACATAGTCCTGATTCTTTACTATTCTCGCCTGCCCAGAAAGGGTAGCCGTTGTTGGAAATTTATATTGCAAGGCTTCTGTGAACTGAGACTCTGCCGAGTTGTTTTTGTTGTACAATATACCGTAGCAGCCTTCGTATTTACCAAACAAAATCAGTCCGCTGGCAAACTGAAGATTGCTGTTGTCAGACGATCTGGTCAGTGACATCGTGTCCTCCAAAAGGTTTCCTCCCACATAGTCGTAGTCCGTTTCCGCAGGAGTCCAGCCTGTGTACTCGCTTCCTTCTTCAAGCATTGGCATACATATCCATCCGTTACCAGAGGCAGTATAACCAAATGTTCCGTCCACGGTTATGCCGTTGTAGACAAAGATATTCACCTCGATAAACTCTGCGTCGCCCGAGTTGAAAGTATAGTTCACCTGCCTCCACCGATTCACCTCGTTCTCCTTCGTCAGCCACTCCATATCGCCGCTTGTTGCAAGAATATTCTCTCCTCTGTTATTACTGAGCAAGGCTGGCAGTTTGTACACTTCTGAACGAATCTTCAAATCCTTTGTGTCGCTCTTTATCCATGCCGAGAAGGTATAGTCGGTATTCTTTTTTACAGCGATGCCGTTGACGGTCCGTCCCCAGAAAAGCCCCTTGTACTGAGGCGTTCCGTCACCCGTCACCGAGAAGCGGATGGCATTATGGCCGTTCACGCCCTGTGTTATCGTAGGCTGGAATAGGCCGTCCGAGTAATATATATCGCCCTTCCTTGTCAGCGCCGTATCTCGCAGTAGGTTATGCCGTCCTTGCTGGTTCTGAGTCACGCTGAGAGTAATCTCCTTCGCTGTCTGCTTGATAGTAGATGTGTAGGCGTTGAGTACGGTAGGATTACTTCCTTTCAGGTCGTTCTCCAATGCCTTAAATTGCGACTGATACTGCTTTGCCGTAGCCTTTACACTGCCCATGTACTTTGTCACATTCACAGAGAATGGAACCTGTGTACTGTAGCTCTTCCCTCCGAGAGAGAATGTGATTGTGACAAATCCCTCGCTCACCGACACCTTGTCTCCGCTCGCCAGAGTGATAGTGTTCACAGAATTGAGCTTCACCTTTATGTATCCTGTAGCCAAGCTTGCCGCAGCCGTACAGTTCTGCATATAGCTCACCCTTACGTCTGAGCACTCGTTAGTAACATTCTCGCCACCTCTCATCACCATTACTCGTCCTTCTGCCGTGGTGTCCGACACGATGCCGTCATCGTTAGTGTCGAGCACGATGGGCTGTACGAGAAGTATGCTCACTCCGTCCTCTCCGTCATTTCCGTTCACACCAGGAGTACCTTGTTCTCCTTTCTCGCCCTGTGGTCCCTGTGCGCCCGTTTCGCCCTGCGCACCTGTTTCTCCTTTAGGTCCCTGTGGCCCTTCGTCACCTCTATCTCCCTTTTCGCCTTTGTCTCCTTTGCCTCCCTTTTCTCCCGACAACACCTTCTGCCAGTCGCTGTTTGCGTCCGAAGGCTCTTGACTTGTTCCGTTCTCGTTGATACAAGTCCACAGGGCGTTGTTATGGTTCACTTGGTCGTAGTAGTCATAGCTTCCTGCCTTCCACTCACCTCTGTAGTTCACCATGTGCATGGTGTCACCGCTTGGAGATACCCATTCAAACAGATTGCTGTAGAATCTCGAACCGTCAGGAGAAAAAACAAACACCTCTTTGCCTTTGTGTGTATATCCGTCCACATCCTTGAAGCCTACGATGCGAGGTGTGTTCTCGCCAGTACTCTCCAGTATCAGCACACCTTTTCTGCTGTCATCGTCAACAATTTGTCCTCCAACAAAAACAGCTCTGTGTCCGTCAAGCACAATAGTGTCTCCTGCTTCAGGAATACCACCTATCTCTGCCGTTGCAAGCTCCTCAGTAATCGAGTCTAACGACAAAGAATGCTTGCCGATTACAATCCACGAGAACATCTGTCCTCCATACAGTTCGTTGCCATATCCGTCATATATCTTCTCGTTCACACTCGATACGCCGTGCTCAGGGATTGTTCGCCAGTAGCTCTTGTTGCTTGCGTTCGTGGTTCCAGTAGCCAGCGTTCCGATGGTCTTGCACCTCACTTGGTCGCCCTCTCTCCACAGGTTTTGTGTAGCCGTAGTTCCGTCGTCAGCAAGAAGATAACAGAGCCAGCCTTTGCATTTATCTACAGAGGTCTCTATCCATTCACTACTTTCACTTTCCCATATTACAGGCACAACCTTCACTATCTTGCTTCCTGCGCCCGAAAGATACACATTACCGCCTGCATACGACAGTTTCCTTACCTCCAGTTGGTTAAAGATAGCCTTTCCCAAAATTGTAAGATTGGTGATAAAGGCGTGATACTTTCCGTTCTTCTCCTTCTTAACAGCGAAGCCCTGCTCTGCTTCGTTGTCGTAGTCGATAGACTGTATGGACTCTAAGATTGCTCTTCCTGCATCGTCTATCAACGCTCCGCCCTTACCAAAGTAAGTACCTCCGTTCAACTTCACTAAAGCCTCGCTTACCAGTCCTTTGATGAAGGTAATCACGCCTTGTGCGGTGTCATCCTTTAGCTTCGACAGAAAGTGTTTTGAAGCTTCATTGATAGTCGAGTCGGTTATCTGTTTCGATGTCTCGCTACTAACCTTTCCGTTTCCTGACTCAAGTGACGAAATCTGCTGCTTTATCTTAGCCATCGTTCCGACTTCTACGTCATTCCTCAGAGTTACTTCATAGGTTGGTATGCCTCCTTCGTTTTCTCTTATAACGAGCTGGTCAATGGTCACCTTGCCCCCTATGTGTAAGTCATCATCGTCAAACTCCATGATGTCGCCGGCCTTCAGCGTGTCGTGAAGACTCTTGATGGTTCCGGTTTTATCTTCTGTTGCTTGGTCGTTTTGTCTGGCCATAAACACTTCGTCCACCTTTGGCTGGTACACATACCTTGTGTAGTCGTTCTTGTCTATGTAGGCAATGGCGTATTTCAGAAGCTTTAGTGACGCTGCGTTCACATAAGAGTCGGGCAGGGTGATACCTGTCAGTACAAAGTGATCTCCTTTTCTGATAGGATAGTCTTTGTATGGGAACCACAGCTCCAAGGCATCGTCCTTTACTCTCTGTATGGTCAACCTCCATCTGCCGTTCTCTTTTACCGATGATGCTACCTTAAAGGTTCTTCCTCCACACATGCCATCCTTCATGGCGATAGAGAAATCACTGTCCTTCAGGTCGTTGATGTCGAAGTCGATAGACGGATTCAGGTAGATGTCAACATTGTTTACGGTTTGTCCGTCTTCAAACCTTCCGTTGTCATCTGGTGCAACACCCTCGTCAATCTCATCAACACGCACGCCACCGATTACCATTTCTTCGATTGTAGGGTATATCTCTACGATACCGTTGGTCTTGTCATCGTTATCAAAATATTGCGATGCGGAACGCAGACCAATCTGCTGTATGTTCACAGAGTCAATATAGGGCCTGTATGGTTTGGTCGAAAAGACGTGCTCCTTGCCCGTTGGGTTTACATATTCCTTATCTGCCTTACTCAGCGAGTTGTAGTAGTCGTTAAGTGAAACATGTGGGAATCCTGGCAACATCAGCCTGTTGATAGACATGTTGTTCGGCAGATTCTTTGCATACTCCTTCATTGACGATGGTACTGCCTTAGTATTCAGGCCGCCAGTTATATACAACTTTCTGTTTCCTGCGTTTACCTGTGCGATAAACCTGTCAAGATTTTCTTTTGACGGCTCGTCTCCGTTGTCTTCCATGTTGTTCTTCACTTCCGAGTATAACATTACGGCCTGCCCGCTGCTCAAAGCTGTCACAACACAGGTGATGACCGTCTGAAAGTCAAACGTCACCTTCAGGACGTATCCGTACGTCTGTTCTTTACCAGTCCCGTCATTAGGTACGAAAACTCTTGGGATGGTGAAATAATTGTCAATGTACTCCATGTCGATATACACTGACAGATAACTTGTTGCAGTGTTCACCTCTGTGATGTTACAGAAGTACTTTGTGCCAAGGTCTGCGTAGTAGTGAGATGGGAGGTTCTTTTCTGAACCGTAAGCTCTTAGCCTTGTCACGATTTGTTGTTCTGAGTCTGCGTTTTGGATCAACTCGCTCAACCCTTTTCCAAGCCCGTACTTGAAGATATTTTTTGCGAGCACGCCTGCCGTTCCAACGTACACGTTCCGACCTCTTACAATGAAGTTTACGTCCCACTCGCTGTTTACTAAGGCCAAAGCTTCCCAACAGGTCTTTCCGTCAACAGTGATAGACTTGGGTTCGATAACATTGTCGCTGGTTCCCTCACCGTAAACCGACATCCACTCGCTCTTCAGGGCTCCACGCTGCACGGAACGTTCCATGTTCCTGGAGTAAATTTTCCAAAGACCTACACCTATCTGTTCGTTGAGGTTCGCCTGTATTCTGTCGAGCAAATCGTCCAGTGTCTGCACGTAGAACGGAAATTTCGGTAGGGTAGTGTAGTGGAGCTCGTTGTCATTCAATACCACATCGTAGAACTCCGATCTCGACAACTCGTCCTGCAACGCATTGAACTTTACACTTTCATACACGAAGCCTTCTCCGTATGTATTTAGCCTTGCTTTTTTGTCTTTTCCCGGCTCATAGTTCAACTCGAAGCGCTCTCCTCTGTATATGATGTAGTCGCCTATCTTAAAGTTGATTGGAGCGTTGTTTTTGAAGTCAATGGTAAGGAAGCAGTCTCCCATCCATTTGTCTGAGTACTGCAATCCGTGAACGACAACCTCGTCATCGTTCACGTCTGTAAGCTTTGTTCCGTCCTTATGATATATGTTCCACCTACTCATGTCTGCATCAGGTTAAGTTCGTTATGTTTCCGTCCGCACCCATCACTGGCTTAATGTCTGTCACGGGGTCATTAAACTTAAAGGTAACACTCATCACCAATAAGTCTTCATTCTCTGGGTCCCTGTACAGCACAGGGTCTATGCTTTTCAGCCTCACGTGCTGCCTGCCAATCTTATTGAAGTCGCAATACATCTTCATCATACCTGTTGTTCGGAGATAATTCACAAAGCTCCTGCATTTCTCGTTCGCCCCATAAACTTTTCCCTTAAACAGGAACTTTACCTTATTTTCGTAAGCTGCCATATACAGGCCGTCTTTGCCTATATATTCATCGTCTCCGTGCTCGTCATACCAGCTCCTCTTTACTGGTTCTTTCACTGCGTCGCATGGTTTGAACGGACTCTCGCTTACGTACATACCGAAATCGGTTATAGTGTCCATTACCTTGGCACCATCACCTTCTTTCTGCATATAAATTCTGAAATAATCTTTCATAACTCAAAATCACTTATTTATGATGCAAATATACAATTAATTGTATAATTATACAAGTAAAATGAAAATATCAATGTATATTTATGCAATTAAGGGCGCGAATATACTTCATCACGCCCTTAATCATTACATTATCTTACCTTGATAGACTTAACGCCGTTGATAACCATGTTGAAATTACTGCTATACTCCTCGAATACGCGTTCTATTCGCTCTGCTGCTTCAGCGTTTCTTAGGGTGTTGGCAGATATGAAGTTCAACTGTGTTAGTTGTGACTTGGCTATCTCGTTCGATTCCGACATACATTTCACTTGCTCCTCTCTTATTACTGACACATCAAGACGTATGCTATTGAGGTAACTGGCAATCAGGTCTCCTGTCTCTTCCGTTATCCCTTTTACAGAATTTGTAAGAGAAGAACTGCTGTTGTCGCTCCATCCGTAGTACCGCTTGAGATAATCTCTTGATGCCTCTATCTGCTTTGTCACGTCAGCAAGGTCTTTGCCTATCTCGTCCATCTCTGTGTTGGTGTACTCGGACATTACTTTTCCCGTTGCTGTGTCAAGCTTCTTTTCCGTACCGCCATTAGGGTCGCCATACTTCTTGGTCTTCTCTATCAGAGCTTTTATCTTCTCTCCATAAAGGTTCTCTATCATGGATTTCAAGATAACATTCCTTAGATTTTCCTCGAAATGGTCCACAAGGTTGTCAGATGTGTTCGACATCGTGGCCATTGCGTCACCCCAGGCGGAAACGAGGTCGGAATACTTGTTGCCGGTAAGCTTCTCAGTCAGAGACTCTATCATATCCTCCGACTTCTCGCCGTACTCTATCAGTTTGTCAAGATAGGTCCTTGAGTCCTCATCAAGGTTGGCCCAAAGCTCCGCGTAGTCCTTCTTTATCTGCTGAAGCACCTTGTAGTCTATATCCAAGATATCAGTCATGCTGTCAAACTTCACGCCGTATCTCTTGGATATTTCGGGGGCAGCTTCTTTCCACCCACGCTTCTCCCAGTCTCTCACCTTGATAGAGTGACTTCCTGCCGAAGCACCTGAGTTGAAGTTCTTCATGGCGATCACCTTCGTCTGTTTTATTTCAGACTCCAGCATCTCCTGGGCTTCCTTCGAGGCGTTTGCAGCCTCAGTACCCCAGTGAATGTTCATGTACTCCGACTTCTTGGAGATGAGAGAATCCCAGATCGAAGAAAGCGTTTCGTACTTCTGCTTCGCTTTGTTGTACTCTGAATAATCTGCTCCAAAAGCCCCTATCAGAGAACTTGCAACGCTTAACCCCGCACCAACAGCAGCTCCATAAGGACCAAGGTTACCAAGACCCAAAGCATTCAGTCCACCAGACACCTGCGATGCCGCACCAAGTGCATTGCTTGCGCCTCCCGTTATCTGCCCGAGAATGGAATCTTCTTCACCCATTGCCTTAAACAAACCTATCACTGGATCAAGAGCGCTTTCCAATGCCTTAAACTTTCCTGCAAGCGCATTGATGGAATTCGATGAGTCTGCATACTTTCCTTTCTGTTTGCTCGCAAGCTCATCTTTGCTATACCCGGCAGCACTCCATTCTATACCCATCTTCTTGGCTTGTTCTGCGGTAGGCACATACTTTTTGCCATTCATGTACTGCACACCGAGGTTACCTTTCAAGTATCCTCCTATAGCGTTTCCTTGATTTACGGCCCCGAAGATGTATGGTAGTGGGTTTCTGTCAATGTCCTCTTTTCTTAGCTTGTCGAGGGCATCTCTCAGTTGCTTCACTACTTCTACCGATAATCCCGTCGTTCTCGAAAAATCGTCTATCTTCGTAATCATCGAGCTGATGGTAGCAGAAGATACCCTGTCAAGGTCATCAAAGATGGTAACCCAGTCAGATTCTTGTTTGAACTGCTCAAACTGAAGCTTCGCCACATTCTCATTGTGAGTCTTTGTGGCACCGGCCTTGGCTCTGTCTCTCATCTGTGGGTCTTCGATGCCCTTGATGAGTTCAAGCTGTCTCTCGTATTTGCGATTCTCATCATCAATCTGCTGGGCGATGGTTGCATTCTTCTCAATCAGGTTAGCCATCAGATCGATGGTCTCCTTCTTAATACGATTCGTTTCTTCCGTCCATTCCTTGTAGATAACAGAAGCGTTTTCACTCTCATCGCCGACATGTTTCTTGAAGTCACTCTCGCTCATCTTTAGCACGTCGTCGGCACTGAGGTTCTGGCCAGTCCTCTGGTTATGGTCGCCTATGGCCCATTTCATCTGTTCCTTCAGATAGTCTTGATAGGTTCCAGACTGCACGTGCCCGAAGGCGAGGAGCGATGAGCCTTCGCTGTTGCCAGTCAGCTCATATATCTTCTTGTATGTTTCGTATTGACTTGAGAGGATGTTTAGCTGTTTTGACAACTGACTGTTGGTCGACTTGATGCGCTCTTCCTCGATACTCCTGTTCTTGGCATGAATATCTGCAAGCTGACTTTCTTTATACTCCTTTCGCTTCTGCGTTGACGACCGTACGCGTTTCATCAGCTCTTCTATCGACACTCCGTAAGTTCCAGGGTCCGAAAGTCCCCAAGATAAAACAGAGTTCTTAAACTCCTTGTCGTGTCTTATCTGCGCCATGGCTCCTTCTTCTCCGTACATCCTTCTGTACTTTTCGAGTTCAGAATAGAATTTCTTGTAGAGTTCGACACGCTTCCTTAGAGTTTCGAGTTCTTTGTCCTCCTGGTTTCCGGTATTCCTGGTTCTTCCTTTCGGAACCTTATTGGACTTTTTGTCTTGCGGATAGAATTTATAGCCGAGACCTTCCCATGCCGCCTGATTCAAGCTATTGTAGCTTTCCCAAGCCTCATCTCGAAGTGCCTTAGATATCTTGCCGCGTTTAAACTTGTTCTCGCGGTTCTTATACTCGTTGTACCTGTTCTGCAACTCTGTTTGCAGGTTGTTATCCGTATTATAGTCGGAAGTTTCATCGAGATAAGAGTCGAGCATCGCTGCCTGTGATTCTACCTTCCCTTTGCTCTTCCCTTTCTTTGACAGATTTCTGCGCACCCGTTGCTGCATAGGTGTCTTTGGCTTTACCTTCTTGCCACCAGCTTTCTTTGGCGGCTTTACTCCTGCCTCCTGATAGAAAATAGACTTTAAGTACTCCCGAATCTGAGGAACATTCACCTTGCACACATCGAGAATATTGTCTATCATACGCTCAAAGCGTGAAGAGTTCTTGTTACACCACTTGGAGAAATCTGCGCCGAACAGATTAAATGACATCTTTAGAAAGTTAATTATTCTAGGAATATTTTTCTTGGCGATATCATTTATCTGATCACTAACCTTGTTAGCCCTTATTCCTATTTTGTAAATGCTATTTGCAATATCATTGCTTCCGCTACTTGACTTCAAAACGAAAGAATCCCAGTTTGCGCCTCCTCTTTCTGCAAGAATACGAATCTTCTCATCGAGAGACATGGCTCTTTCCTCTGGCTTCAGGAACTGATTAGCTACGCTATCCATTCTCGACTTTGTTTCTTCGTCAAGTCCTGATAAAAGCGTCTGATACTTGACAACAGCCTCGTTGAGGTCTTCGACAGATTCCTCTATCGTGTCTGCAAAAGGATTACCGGAACCCCAACCTCCCGAAGCTCCAAGCGCTCCAGCAACCACATCCGAGTCGTTTGCTTCCTGCTGTGAGTTATCACGAGCGGCAACTATTCCCTTATTGAGAATATCATACTGCTCGTTAAGATTCTTCGCCCTTGCAATTTGATCTTCTATAGTTTTGGTATAATCTCCGCTATTTTGAAGGAGTTCCTTCATCGAGTTTACCCGCTGCTGCAAGTCAGCACTGTTTGTAGGCTTCTCGTTCGCAAGTTCGTCTTCGTAACCTTTCTTCTTGTTGTATGCCGAATCCCTGAATCCCTTCGCATTCTCGGAAATTCTATCCATATCACTGCTATAGCTGGAGAATATCTGAACAGCTGCCCCGATAGCAAGTCCCCACCATCCACCAAGCATCGTAAAGAGAGACTTAATTCCTCCACCTATCTTAGAGATACCCATATTCATTACGGCGGCAAATCGTGTTCCTCCGAGTATAATCTGCTCCTGTCTTGCAGTAATTTGTCCCATCACAGTAAGCTGTCTGATAAGTTCTTTTGTAACAAGACCTTCCTTGACAGCTTTCTGCATCTGAAGTACAGACATCTTGCCTTCAAGCGCAAGACGAGACATCGCGTTTGCTCTCGAAGTAGTGTCAGATAGCAAGTATGCCCTTGCTTGAACATTCTGCAATGCCTTCTGTTGAGTAATCTTGCCTTCTGTGACAAGTTGCTGCTGTTCGATAGCGTAAGTCCTCAGCTGAGCGTTCATCTGCTGAGTGTAGTTCTTGTTTATTGAGCCTAACCCGAGCTTACCGGAAGCCATCAGTCCAATTTTCCTTGCAGCAAATATAGCTCCGAAAGAAAGCATAGCAGGGGATAGTTTGTCAAGAGCTAAAACCAAGTCCGTTACTCGGTTGATAACAAACGAGAACGTACCGCCTATGACATTCTTTCCTTCTGCAAATTTGCCGAGCATAATATCCCACGCGTCGATAAGCTTATTCCAGCGGCCAAGCAGGGTCTCGGACAGAACGAGCTGCATATTGTAGAACTGACCACCCTCATCTGTCATTTTCCACAGCACCTTCTGAACATCCTCGAAGCTTACCTGTCTTCCGGAAATCATCTTCTTGACATCTGCCTGGGTATAATTCTTGCGCCCGTTCTTTCCTTCAGAATTATATAAATCCGTTATCTTCTGCAAGAGTGGGAGTCCTGCGTAAGCAAACTGGCGCAACTCCTTACCATCGAGCCAAGAACGAGCCTTTACCTGGCCGTATGCCAAACCCAATCGTCCGAAGTCCACGCCAAGACCAGATGCTATATCCGCAAGTCGCTTAGTTGTATCGTACAAGTCGTTTGCTTCAACTCCAAATGCGGCCAACTGCTTGACGTCTCTGTTCAGCTCTCCAAACTTGAATGGAGACTGCAACGCAAGCTGCTGTGTCTGAGCGAAGAGCTCATCAGCCTTCTGTACATCACCGAGGATAGAGCGAAGAGCAATGTGCTGCTGAACAATCTCACCGCCAGTACGAACAATCGAATTAAAGAATTGCTGCGCGCCAAAGACAATACCTCCCTGTAGAAATAGAGACTTGATGTCGCCGACGATGGATTGCATCTTCTTCGCTTCAGCATTTACTCCAGCGAAAGCAGCAGCAAGGTCGTTTCGCGCTTTTGCAGCCGACTGAGCAATCTCCTGCTGGCGTTTCTGTTCGAGTTCAATGCCTCTTTGCGCCTCCCGATTAGCGGAAGCAAGTTCGGTAGCAAGGTGATTAGATTCCTTAACAGAACGGCCATTTCCAACCTGCCCAACGTCTCCAAGGTACGACCTCCAATCTTTACCTTTAAGGTTGGAGTTCATTATATTAAGGATCTGTATTTCTTGCTCAAGTTCCTTTATCTTAGCCTCTGCACTTGAAGTATCAATACGCAATCTTTTCCCTTCTGTGACTACGCTTTGCAATTTCTCCATTGCATAAGACAGAGATTGAACTCGATTTAATGTTATATTGATTTCTTTTTGGCGCTGTTTCTCTGCTGCGGCATCATCTCGTTTTGCTTTTGCCGCGTCTCTTTCGGCTTGTGCTGCGTCTCTTATTGCTTGCGCTTCTGCCTTTCTATTAGCTTTATCCTGCGCAGAGTTCAACTCTTTTTGTGCTTGAGTGGCATCAGCAAGACTTGATGAAAGCCTGTTCACCTGTGCAGAATACCATTCGTATGTAGACCTACCGCCCTTACCCATAAGAGCGATATTGGCTTCTTCAATCCTTTTCTTGAGTTCTGTTGCTTCCGCAATGGTCTTTTCTAATGCGCTTGTATTCACTCCAAGTTCAAGACTTCTCATGCCAGTTCGCTCGCCTCTACCAATTACAAGCGACATTTTCGCATAAAGTCTTGACATTCTTTCTGTGTCAGCTTCTATACGCCTTGCTTCCGCATCGGATTGTCTCTTTCTTTCATCCGAAGCTCGCTTTTCAGCCTTTCTCTTGGCCTCCTGCAATGCCATGTAGCGCTTTGCATAATCAGACAAAGCTTTAAGCTCCGCATCATTATCCTTGGCGCTCAACTTTGAAGCTGCCGCAAACTCTCTCTCCTGCGCAATGACTTTTCCCTTCTCTCGCCCGTATGCCTGCGTTGCAGCGGTTGCTTTTGTCATCTCTACAGCAACATCGGAAAGAAGGTTCTTCATCTGCGCAGCATCAGTGAGGATTGATTTGTTGCCAGATGCAGACTGCAATCGGGCAAGAATCTTGTCAAGCTCAGTGATACTTCCACCAAGCATGTTGGTGTTATAACCCTTTAACGAACCCTCTGCCATGAGGTCTCGCATTTTGGCAAGCTTTTCAGTTACTCTTGATATATCAGCCTCGACCTTTGCAGCTCCGCCCGAAAATGCAGATGAATGGTTTTCTTTTTTGAATTGATCGGTAATCTGCTTTACATCACGGAACGTCATTTGGAGAACCTTAGCATAGTCTTGCAAAACGTTTGCATAGTCTACGCCGCCACCTCCGCCGCCTTGTGCTTTATTCTGTAATCTATAAAGCTGATTATTGACATTTTCAAGCATCAACTCTGCTTCCTTAAGCTTCGAGGTATCAACATTTGGGTTAAGTGAACGCAACTCCGAAATCTTACTGCGTTCTATGTTGATTCTCTGTAGCATATCGAGATAGGAGAGGGCGTTTTTTACCGCCATCTGCAAATCTTTAGCTTCATCGCTCTTGTCGCTTTTTTTGAGTTTGGAAATCCTTCTGTTTATCTCATTGAGAACATCGGCAAACTCTTCGGCTTTTTCTGCCTGCTCCTTGAACCCGGACTTCTTAGTTCCGAATCCCTGGAGAGCACGAAGAAGTGAGTTTGCAGCGTCGTCTCCTGTCTTAAGCTTGTCGATGATTTTTTGAAGTTCCTTAGATGTATTATCCTTCACACCAAGCTGAAACCACAAGTCACATAAATTTCCACCTGCCATATCCTGAATATTTTAAAATTAGAGTTCATTGTTTAAGTAATCAGTAAGATTTATATTCTTACCAACGAGGCTTCCCCTATTCTTCCTTTTCTCCATCCATCTGTCATAGAGGTCATCCATCTCCTTTAACGTATGCTTCTTCGGACCGCCTTCCTTCTTGGTCTTAGGATAGACGACAAGAGGCTGGTCTGCAACCATGATGTCAATCTGTGCCGACGAATAGCCCCACCAGTAATCGTAGGCTGCGATGAAGTACTTACGATGGAAGAGAAAACCGAACTTCTCCGCTAACGAGAAGGCTGCTCCCCAGCTTGTTCTGCTTGGATAGCTTTTACTTCGCTCCTCGTCATCGTCATCATCACGTCCGTCATCCCGGTCGCTAATATGGTAGTCAGCGAGAATGCGTTCGATGGAATTTTTTTTTTAGAAACATCGAGAACTTTCAGTACCTCTACCACGTCTACGTCCTTGATGTAGTAGAGCCAACGCCAGTAAATCCAGTAGAAGGCTCGTATCTTCCAGATGTTGTTGAGGAGGATACAGACGCAAATCTTGACGTTGCGCTTCCATTCGTTCTTCTCCTTTATCTTGATATGGGTGCATCTTCTCATTGTTCCCTTTCTGAGCCATCCTATACGGTGTTTCTTGCCACGGAACACTACCTCCGTCGGTGTGTCACCAATAACGCTGTCAAGCATCTCCTGCAAGTCCACTGAAGGCTGCTCTATTTTCTTTTCTTCTGCCATGATTGTATGATTTTTTAAACGAAGAAGGGCGGCACGGCTGTTATCATAAGCCTGCCGCCCAACGGTTGTTATCCTGAATCTAATTACCTATAGACTTCTCTTTAATTAGCCGCCAATGCCAGGAGCTGTAGCCTTGGTAAGCCAAGCGATGCTGCGCATTCCTGCACCCTCGATAGAACCGGCGAACTTGAATGCAACTGGCTTTGAACCAGTGTCATCCCACTGCAACGTTGCATAGAGGGCGATGTTTGTCACGATCATAAGGTTCTCCTTCTCGTCGTCAACGATGACGATAGTACCCTTGATCTTGAACTTCTTTGGCGCTACTGAAACGCCGGCAAAACCGGTAGTAGCATCGAGTGTCTCGTCACCAGTACCCTTCAAGGTAACCTTGGTCAACTCTGTGATTGCATCCTCACCGAACATGATTTTCAACAAGTCCTTTGCCTTGGAAGGAACAACGAACTCTACGTTGAAGTCACCGAGTTCTGCGGTAGTTGCCCAGTCACCGGCAAGGCCGATAACCTTGTAGTGATTGATGGTCGGATCCTCCATGGTTGCCTTAAGGGAATCAACCTCCACAGGAAGCTCAATCTCTGGTGTGATGTCTACTGAAGCCTTGCTCAAGTCTGTGATAGCCTTTGAGTAGAGCAAAGTCTTAGGACCATTGAAAATGTCCTTCATCTTGTCAATAGTTGTCATAGCCATAATCTAAAATATTTTAAATTGTTATACCTGAATACTTATTTTGTTCTCAATCGTCCTTGTATGATGGTGACAGAGTATCCGTCTCCGTCGTCTGTTTGCATGGTTATCATCGGATTTGTTACGATGATGTTTTTGGTGGAGATTGGAAATCTGTCCATAACAGATTTTACTTTATCGTCTACTTGGGATACATCGAGTGCGTTGGGATTGTCCGCCGAGGCCTTATCCTTTACGTACACTTCTATCTGTAGGGTGGTAGAGTAGTCGTTATACGCACCGTCAGAGTTCATCTCGTTGTTGTATATGGAAGATGGAAAGAAGACAACGATATAACTGTTTATCTTCTTGTCAACAGCCTTCGGGCGGTTGCGTGGGAACACCCTGTCACATACGCCTTTCATGGCGTTGCCCACATCAAAGTATAATGTCTTAATACTTATCATAATCACACCTTCTTAAAGTATCTGACTAAATAATCTCTGAGCGACGTGATAACATCGTGACCCTTCTTTGCCTCAACGAATCTTGCATAATCAACTCCGGCAACAAGCAACATTTGCCAAGTGGAATCATACTTTCCATTGCCATGTTCGTAGTACAAGAGTTCATCTTCTGCCGTTGCAGGGCCGTTCTGTCCACCTTCTCCATATTCACCCTTATAAGGCCTACGTCCGCTATCTTTGAACGAAAACGAACTACGATAGTACCTGTCAAGATTGTATCTCTCTCCTTCTGCAAGGGTGGGGCGTGTTGGCTCAGGGCCTGGGGCGTAGTGTATCGACTGCAAGGAGCCTTTGTAGTATGTACCTATAGCGGTTGATTTATACAGGTTACCTGTAACGTCATTATAGTCACGTGACTCATCTGCCGCCTTCATTGTCATTTCTGCTGCGTGGTCCATCTTCTGCTGCATCTTTGCTACAGCCATCTGACGGATTTTCTTTTCTATTTCCACGAACTGATCTACCAAACTCCCCATAGCCTAAACTCTTATATATTCCCAGTAAACCACAGTCCTGTTATTGTCCGGTTCGCAGTCCTTGACCATACCTACCTCGGTGTTTTTGCCGACAGTGGAATAAATTGTGTCTCCGTCAAGAGGACATCTGCCAGCACCCCATTCGTCATATCTGACAGGAATCGATGCTTTCCTCTTGTTCTGGTCTACATATTTATCGCCTACAGTGGTAGTGTCCGTATAACTGCGGCCTTCACCGTTATAGAGAATGATTTCCTTGTCCTCACCTACGGGAGCGTCATCATCGGCGAATGGGTCATCAGGGTCGGCTTTTCCGACGACCTTCCTCACGATCTTGATGATGTGAGGGTATCTTGGGTTTCTGATGTTTTCCTTTTCCATAAGCCTTATTTGATGATGTGAGGGAGATGTTCTCCCCAAGGAGAATAATTCGCCCTCTTTACTCCGTGGGATGTCACCCGGAAGGTGGATTTTTTCTTGAGCATCGAGTCGGGCTCAAGCTTTTGGTAGATAGCATTAGCCTCCGCCTTCATTGCACTGATATCCTCGTCCGAAATCTCATATCCTCCTCCAGAGTGCGTCCAACCATTGTCGGAATCAGAGGTGTTGTTCACCTTGCTTGGGCCAAGACAAAACCACTTCAATGTATCGGCGTATGCTAAACTCAGCATGTCAGCATCACAGTCACACATCAGCGACTCCGGCTGTATGCCGCGGGTAAGCATGATTCCCAACATGGTCTTCTTTGGCACCTCAAACTTCACCTTGTTGATAAGGTAGTCGTATGCAGTGTAAACTTCCATCTCCGATTCCATAACCATACTATCTAATTACGTTAATAGTTCCAAGACCGAAATTAATCAGTCTTGGTAATGTCCATAATGCAATGGTCTGGGAAGTCGATGAGAGCTGGGCAAGCAGAGAACATGATGTCTGTGTGCCACTCCATGTACTTACCGTTAGGAACCGTTGAGTTCATCAACAGACCGAGACCATCGTTGGTTGTACCGAACAAGGTAGAGATAGCCTTGTTGCCAGCATACTCAATCAGCTTTTTGTCGAGGCTGTCTGTACGCTCGAACTCACAGGCATCACCGGCAGGACGGAGAACGACGATGTTGTCTGCCCAACCCTGCTTGTACTCATCGGTTGTATGAGTAACGTTGCGCTCCTTCTCTGTCACAATCTCGATAGGAGATACACCCTCGAAGTCAACGAATGCCTTGATGAACTGTTCCTTGCTGATAGGCATTGTCTTAGTAGAGGCAATGTAGTTCAGCTGACGGTAATTGGTAACGAGCTCGCGGACCTCTGCGTTCTTCAAGAATACATTATAGAATGTATTGCGAGTCATCTGCCAGATCAAAGCACCATCGAAACCACCGCGGGTCTCACGATACTTAGCCTCCTTCTCCTTCATGTAGGTAAGGATGGTAGCAGTAGGGTCAGCCCATTTCTTAGCACCACCATTGATGAAGTTGTCGCCATACTCGATAGGGTTGATAGCCCTGTGCAATGGGGTAGAGATACCACGGCCAATGCCTGAGTAGTCAATCTTACCGGTAGACATCAACTGAGCGGTCATAAAGTTCATTGTGGCATCAACAGAGTCGATACGGGTCTGAACCTCATCACACCAGTCTGCCAAGATATCGGCATCGTTACCGAACTCCTCGAACTGCTTGATGCGTGCATAGCGCTCAACTGCGGTCTCAACGTAACCAGGAGTGATGAAGTCAGGGATAGAAGCGGTGTAAAACTTGTGTCCGTTCTTGTCCATCTGGTTAGAATCGCCGAGAGGAGCACGGAGGTCAGCCATAGGAGCTGCCTTCAACTTGCGTGCCTTGACGTTGAATGTTGCCAAGCCATAGTTGTCGGTAGCTGTCAGGAACGAAGCGTTGTGTCCCTGTGTCTTGTACCAACCGTAGTTAGTGAAGAAGATTTCCTTTTTGTCAAGGAAACTCTGCAAATATGCCGCATTCTCCTGAGAACCGAAGAACTTGGCAAGTCGCGAATTATTAAAATCAAATTTTGCCATAATCCTGAATCAATCTTTAAGGTTAATAATTAGAGATGGAACCATCCGTTAACGCGACTCTTGTTGAGAGCCTTGATTGCAGGAGGGATTGGAGACATCCTGTCGATATACATAACGGTGTCATCGTTAGCAAGGAATGGGGTAAGCATATAGCGAGCACCATCCTCGAAATCTTCACCTGGGGTGAACAGGAAGTCGTAGTCGCACTGAGCATAACCGTTAGGGTTGGTTACCATAGGCTTCTGTTTCGCGCCGGCAGCTGCTGCCTCAACGAGTACCGCATCCTTCGCTACAACACCGAGTGTTGCTGACAAAGTAAGCTTCCATACGTCTGCGCCAGCCTCGGTTGTCTTCTCAACACCCGTAACCGTAACTGCTGTACCTGTGCCATCGAGAGCGTCAGGAGCAACCATGATATTGTCTCCAATGAACGGAATGTGCTTGTAGCCATCACGTACAATAAGGAGAGTTGTGTCAGTAGCACCGGTATTCTTTGCACACTGGTAAGACTTAACAATCTTAACAGTTGCGCCTGCGTTGCCATAGATGCCAGGATCATACTCCAGGAAGTCACCGGCGTAAATCTTTGCAGGACCCTTGAAAGGGTTGAGCAACTTACCACCAATTGTTGGAGTACGGAAAGCATCCTTTGCGGCGCCAATCAACTTGACGAATACATAGCGGATACCGCCGATTTCGCCACGAGCCTGGATGAGGGAACGACCTGGCAAGAAGCCGCTACCATTCATCCTTTCACTGTAATAAGGAGAAACTGTTCCCATAATCAATAAATAAATTTGTTATCCTGAATACTAATTGTTATTCGTCCTTTGGCTTGTGTCGAGATCTGATAGCTGCAACATCATCGAACTCGTGTTCGTCTACGGTTCCGGTTCCTCCGGCTCCGCCACCTCCGCTTCGAGGCTTTGTTTCTGGATTGATACCCGCTTCCTTGAGGTCGGCATTGTAAAGAACCTCTGCCTTACCGACAAGATCCTTGATGTCAACTTCACCATCTGGAATCTCAAGCTTATCCAAAGCTGTCTTAACGAAAAACGAATTCAAAGGAATGTTGGCTTTCTCAAACTTAGCCTTAAGACCTTCTTTAATGGAGTTCACCAACGCCTTCTTTGCGTCAGCTGCTTCCTTTTGCTCTCGCGCCTCACGCTCCTTCTTGACTTCACCGATGAGCTTTTTAGCCCACTCAGGCATGTCCTCCTCGTTAGGAATTTCCTCAGACCCTTCCTCCTCAGACTCAGTTTCCTTAGCCTTCTGGCGTTCCCTTGCCTTCTTCTTGTATTCCTTAACTTGCTGAGAAACGTCAGAATGGAGATTGCCGTCCATGCGTTTCAAGCGATTTGTAACCTTGGTTACCAACTTGGCGTTTACAGCTTCGTCTTCACCAAAATCTTCGAGTACGTCATCAAGTTCTTCATTGATGGTTTTCTCGCTAATTGTCAACTTGGTACTACCGAGCTCCTTGTTGACCAATGCTAAGAGTTCTTCTCTTGTCATGTTGTTTTTGATTAAAAATGTTATTCTAAAAGTGGTTCTTCCACTCTAAAATGTATAAATATACCTTTTATTTTGCAAATATATGAATAAGTATGCAATTATCCAAGAAAAATTTATATTTTTGCAATATTAATTGTATTTTTATGCAGAAAGAAGTACTTTCAGGATTAAATTTGGATAATGGAGAGCCTATTTACACTCAAGAGTATATCCAATCGTTAAGAGACGCCGACAAGAAACATCCCGACAAGCTGAAGATTATTGCTCAGCGTGGCGGTCAGGAGGATATGCTCTCAATCGACGCCGATATAAAGATTTGTGGCGGCAGCCGCGGTGGCAGTAAGAGCTTTAGTTCTCTTATGGAAGTTCTGAAGGATATCAAAAATCCAGATTTTCATGCAACAATTCTTCGTAACGAAAAAGATGACTTGCAGTCCTTGGTAACAGACTCTTACAAATTGTTTTCCCAATTTGGAACTTACAATAAGTCACAGAACGATATGACCTGGAACTTCGACAACGGAGGATGGCTCAAATTCTCGTACTACGCAGGAGCCTATCAGGATTTCAAGACACGATTTCAGGGTCGCCAGTATGCCTATGTCTGCATCGATGAGGGTACTCAGTGCCCATATAAGAAGTTCAAATACCTCTTGACCAACAACCGAAACGCAGCCCACATTCGAAACCGCTTCTGGATTACCTGTAACCCGGACCCGGAATCTTGGGTGAGAAAGTTCATTGATTGGTGGGTTACCGACGAAGGATATATAGATCCGGAAAGGAATGGAGTTATTCGTTACTGTTTCATGGACGGCGATACACCTGATTCAATCTACTGGGGCGATACAAGAGAAGAGGTATACGAGCAGTGCAAGGGCATTATCGATAGCCTCTGGAAGGACAGCTATGAGGAGCTCGGATACACAAAGCTCGAAATGTTCATCAAGTCGGCGACATTCATCCGTGCCGACGTATCAGAGAACATCAAGCTTATCTCTACCGATGTTTCATATCTCGCCAACCTTGCACAGCAGGATGAGGAACAGCGTATGCGAGACCTGGAAGCAAACTGGAACTGGAAAGCTGCCGGTGATGACATGATCAAGATGGAAGACCTTGAGGAAATCTACGACAACGCAGAACAAACAGGAGACGGAAAGCGCAGAGCATCTGCCGATATCGCATTCACTGGCGGCGATAACTTCGTAATGTGGCTTTGGGAAGGATGGCATTGTAAAGACTTGGTTGTGCTGAGGCTGGACCCTAAGACTCTTGTTTCGGTAGTTGAGGCTAAGCTGAGAGAGTGGGGTGTTGAGGAATGTAACTTCACTTACGATATGCAGGGCATAGGTCAGTACTTCAAGGGATTCTTCAAGGATGCCGTTCCGTTCAACAACCAGGCGGCGCCTATTGCTCAAAACCACCAAGAAGAGGAAGGTATCAAATACCTCTACAAGGACTTGAAATCCCAGTGCGCATGGCTGTTCTATAAGATGATTAAGGATAGAAAAATATCCATTGAATCATCTCTTCTTGAAAGGAAATACTCAGGTAACGGATTCAGCAAAGTTCCTCTTAGGCAAATCTTACAGAAGGAGAGAAAAATGCTACGACGTGACGAGAACAGCGAAGGAAAGGGGTTCAAGCTATTGCCTAAGAAGGTTGCTAAGAAGTATGTCGGACACTCGCCCGACTTCTTCGAGTCTTGGTTCTACGTAATGATATTCAGTTTAATAAAAAAGAAACATAAAAAGGTAAAAGGATTATGGAGAATTTAAATTTTAGAGAAATACTCGTAAAGAAACCATTCTACGAGCTTAAGCCTGACGGATACATGAGCCATGGCACTTTCTCCGACAAGGTTGGTGATAGGAGTATGCAGAACATGCCTTACGACCCTTGCGTATGGAGAGTAAAAACCCAGTCCGACTTCCTTCGTGAGTACTTCCCAAGCGGACATAGAATCTGGGACAAAAACGCCTACCCGGACATTATTAAGGAAAATCCAGAGTGGGACCCGAAAGATCCTACTACAGGAAACCGCTACTACATACAGCCAATCACAAGATGTGCATTTTCCTTCCAGCAGGTTGTCGCAACGAAGCACACCCTACACTTGACAGGAAATGACATTCAGTTTGAGCTTGCCGACAGCACAGAGGAACTTGATAAGGAAGAGGAATCACAGAAGAATCTTAACATCTTTAAGAAGGGTTGGCTTATGCACAACATGGAGATTGCGTTCTTCGAAGCAGTAAGCTCATACATGACTGTTGCAGAAACCGCAGCAGTCGGCTATATCGACAAAGGAAAGTTTGGAGTTAAGGTTCTGTCATTCAAGAATGGCGACTACCTCTATCCGCATTATGACTCGATCACCGGCGAATTATCTGTATTTGCTCGCAAGTATTACGACTTGGATGAAGACGGAAACGCTCAGATTGAGTGGGTTGAGGTCTGGGATGATACCTATTATTATAGGTTTAGAAATGATGTCGGCAAAAAGAGTGTAAAAGAGAAAGCTATAAATCTCATTAAGGGGTTGTTCGGAATGAACGGATATGCTCTTGTTGAAAAGAAGGAACATCACTTCAATTCAATACCGGTTGCATATATCCGAAATGACGAGGGACCTTGCTGGTCCAATGTTCAGAAGAACATCGAAGATTACGAGGAGGCATTCTCGTATCTTTGCGAGAGCAACAAGGCATACGCTTTCCCTGTATTCTACGTAAAGGGTGATGGTGATGAGATTACCATTTCAGGCGACGATATGACTGGAGCAGCCAAGGTTATCGCTATGAACAGCAAGGATAACGATGCAGGATTCCTCAATGGAACCGACGCGTCAGATGCTTTTGCGACTCAGCTTAACAAGTCGTATGACCTCATCTATGAGCTGTCATTTACTGTAAAGCCACCTGAGTTGAAGTCTGGTGACCTCCCTGGTGTAGCCATCAAGCTTCTCTATTCTCCTGCATTGGAGGTAGCTATGAATGATTCCCAGAAGTTGCAGCCATTCCTTGATAAGCTGGTAGAAATTGCCAAGTTTGGAATCGGCCACGAAAACAATGCGACGGCTTCTATTGTTGGCCTCGATATTAACGCATGGATTGAGCCTTATACGCACCAGAATAAAACTGAGCTTCTTACAAATCTTGCAACTGCCGTTCAGAATGGATTCCTATCGAAGCAGACTGCATCGGAGCGTTGTCCTGACTTCCCAAAGAATGCTGAGTGGGAGCGTATCTTACGAGAGAAGAAAGAGGAAGACCAGCAGGACCTCCTTATGGATATTCAGCGTGCGGATAACGAGACAGAGAACGCCATCGAGGAGGAGGAAGCTACAGCACGAATCAATAAACAGCAGGGTGGTAACGACATAAACACCGGCGGTGGCCGCAAGGCAGGGAGGCCAAATCGCAGTGGCAAGAAATGGGACAAAAATCACAACAATGACGTGGACGACAAGAACAATTGGAAGCACTACAACCAAACACATTAATAGCCTATGGATGAATTAAAACGTTCTGTCGATTACAGCAGGAAGCGCTTGCAGGCAATCCGAAACTGCGAGAGCCATATTGCAGATATTCTCTGGAAATCAACACAGAAGGTAATTGCCGCAAGTAAGCGATACAGAGGTGCGGGCAGGCTCACAAACGAGTCAGCCCTGCTCTCTTACGCCAAGAATGTTACGGCCGGGGCAGAGGAGAGTATCAACAGCTACATCTCTGCCTACTCAAAGGCTTCATGCAAGATTCTCGGGATTGACAGCGAGAACATTGAATCGTTTCTCGTCAGCGACATATACGGAAAGACAACATCCGAAAGAAACGCCGTCTATCTCGGTAACTTTGCTGAAGACATCGTGAGGATGATCAAGGCAGGAACCATGATGGGATATTCTGACCAGCAGCTCCTATCTTCCATCCGTACCGGCTACAAGGACCCATACAACACATCTGTCATCACCAAGGCGAAGAGAAAGGACATCAACATCGATGTTCCATCTTACGGAAAAGGCTATTACAGAAATGCCTATCAGAACATTGTAAGAAACGCTTCTCAGGTGATTGCTTTAGCGTGGGGACAGGCAGAGCAGGAGTATGGGCAGGAGAATAAGGCTATCGGATTCTATGTCAAGAGAGGAAGCGACTTCCCGTGCTTGATTTGTCAAAACGAAGCCGA